TCTCAAGCGCGACGCAGCCGCCCGCGCGCTCAAGCGCGGCCACGCCCTGCAGCGCTTCACGAACCACTCTCCCGGCCGCGCGCGCGCCACCTGCCGGCACTGCGGCGCTGCAGCCGAGGTTGTGGCCGCGCCGCGCAGCGCCGAGCCCGCGCGCAGCGGCGCCGCACTGGTCACGTGGTGCGCTGCCCGGCCGGCCGCCGATGCGCACGCCGATGCGCTCGACGCCTCCTGGCCTCGCCCCGACGCTGCGCGCGACATCCTGCAGCAGCACCTGGGCCGGCGCTTCACGGCCGCGCAGGCCCGCCTGTTCGTGGCCGACCTGAACACCCAGGCGCGCCAGCCCGTGCTGGACCCCGACGGCATCCTCGTGGCCATGCTCGAGGCCGCCTATGGCCTGGCGCTGCCCGAGCTCGCCCGCCAGGCGCTGGCGCACTGGCTGCCGGGCAGCGCGCCCAAGCCGCTGCTGCCAAACCCGCTCCCGAGCCCGACAGCCCCAGCCACGCCCTGCGGGCCTGCCCCGGTGCCGCCCGAGGCGGTAGCCGCGCTCAAGGCGTTCTTCGGCTCCACGCCCGGGCCCGGCGAGGCGCGCACCGAGATCCTGGCCCTCGCACGCCGATGCGAAGGCACGCCCAATGCGCGCGAGCAGGCGCTCGCCGCACAGCTTCAGCAAGCCACCGGCTTGCCCCTTGCCGCGCTTGCGGCGCAACTGAAAGGAGAGACATGAGCGACAACCCCTTCGAAATCGTCCCCATCGAGCTGACGCGGCGCGAGCTGCGCGTGCTGCAAGAGCTGTTGCGCAGTGGCGGATTGATCCAGAGCCAGTTCGAACACCTGCGCTGGGTCCAGCGCAGCAACAACGAGGCAGGCAGCTACAACCGCAGCCACGAGGCCGCACTCGACCTGGCCGCACTCGATACCGCCATTCAAACCGTCCTCATGGGGGACTGACCATGAACCGACCCCTCACGCTCGATCTGGGCGAAGAAGCGCGCAACGCGCGCACCGATCGGCTGCTCGCGCACTGGCGCGGCCACAAGCAGGAGTGGTCGATGCTGTTCGGCGTGCTGTGCATGGATCACGGCAGCGTGGAGTATCGCGAGCGACTCGATCTGGTGTTCAACAACCTGCGCATCGCCGCGCGGCTGGATGAGCTGCGCGCGACGGCCGTCGCGAGGGATTCGAAGATCGCGCAGGTGATCGGCGGCAACCCGAGGGAATGACCATGCCCAACCAGACCTACCGCGAAGTGCTCGAGCGCGTCGGCACGCCCCCGCACGACCACCCGCCGGCCTACTGGGAAGAGAAGGCCCACACCGCACAGGCATTCGGCCGGTGGGCCGAGGCCTATTGGCTGTGGCACGCCGCGGCCATCTCGAGTGCCGGGCGCTCGCGCAGCTACATGTACGAGTGCCGCGCCGAGACCGCCTGGCAGCACGCCAACAGCTGACCCACCACCAACCACCAAGGAGATCTGACCATGTACACCATCAGCCGAGAAGTCGTCCCCCTCTTTGCCGTCTGCGGCCAGATGTGGGAAATCGCCAAGCCCGACGGCAGCCGCCTGTGCATCGTCGCAGGCCCGCGCGAGCAAGCGCAGGCCGCGGTCGACGCGCTCAACGGTGAGCCCGAGTCCACGTACAGCATCGTGCGTCACTTCGCCAATGGCGAGCGGGAAACGCTGCACACGTGCCTGACGCTGGAAGACGCGAAGGCGCACTGCCGGGACCCCGAGACCTCGAGCAAGACCTGCACGAGCCGCGAAGGCCTTGCCCTTGCGGCGCAGCGCGGCCCCTGGTTTGACGGCTACTACAAGGAGGACTGATGGCCACGCCTGAAGTCGTCCAGGCGCTCACGCACCGCATGGACAAGGCGCACAAGGCCCTGGCCACGGCCGTGCGCAACGGCTACCAGCCGGCGCGCCGCTTGCACCTGGGTGAGAAGTACGACCTGCAGCGCGAGACGCTCAAGCACAGCACCGATGCCGATCTCGTGCGCGCCTGGTTCGCCTGGTGCGATCGCAGGGACCTGGATCCGGACCATACGGCCGCGCACTTGCTCGCGACGAAGCTGTACACCGACATCGCGGGCATCATCAAGGAGGCAGATCATGACTGAATTCGAGACGCAGGTTGGGAAGATCGTGCAGGCGCGCGAGGCGGCGGCCGAGATGCTGCGCGTCGTGCAGCTGCAGCAGTGGCCGGACAGCCACTTCCTGACGTTGTACGAGGTGCTGACGGCCTGGGACGCGCCGCACGCCGCGCGCAACCTCACCCATTGCCTGCAGTACCCGGTGGGCGTGTTCTACGAGTGCGGCAAGCTGCCCGACGGCACCTACAGCTGGCGCGGCTTCCGCTACGGGCTGGAGGACTTCGAGTACCTGAGTGGCTTCGGGAGGTTCTGATGCGCATTCGTGTGCCCGAGCCTGTGACCTTCGACATGCACGGGCCCTACCTCGCAGTCACGGTCGTCTGCCCGGTCTGCCAGGGGCCGAACCTGCTGACGCACCTGGAAACCTACAGCAGCCCGGTTAAGCCGGTCCGGATCTGTCGGCACATGCGTGCCTATGGGACGGACGACGAGGGTGCGGGCTTCTTCGAGTTCGAAGACAACATCGGCTAATCTGTCAACCCTCAGGGCCGCAACGGCCCGACTTCAAAGGAGAAACGATGGATGTCTATGTGCTCTGGAATGGCGGCGCCTGGCTCGTCAAGGAGCGTGATTTCGCCGAGCATCAGTCGCGCTGCGATCCGGTCAATTTCGATGGCCGGCGCTGGCTCGATGCGTGGAAGCTGATCTACGATGTGGATGGCCTCGAGCACGCACGGGACAAGGCCAAGCTGATGTTCGGTGAGCGTGGCGAGCGCTGGAAGAACCCCGCCTAGCCAGTAACCCAGGGCCGCAACGGCCCGACTTCAAAGGAGATCGAACATGACGCACGATCGCCACGCCGAACAGACCTGGCGCACCCAGTTCGAAGGCGGCAACCCGGCCAACTGCCCGCGCTACCCGATCGGGCTGCCGCGCTTCCCGCACAAGCCTGCGACCAACTGGGACACCGTGGCCCTGCTGGTGCTCATCGCCTGCCTGGGCATCGGCTTCGCGGCCGGCTGCCTGGAGTGGCCCAGGGTGGGCCTGGGTGCGCTCGGCGTGGGCGTGGTTGTCGGACTGGTGGCGCTGGCATGAACCTCGCCAACAGATGGAAGTTCGCCGTGGGCATCTCGCACCACACCACCGTGACCGTGAACGCACCCTACTACAAGCTGGCGGTCGATCGAGCACGCGAAGCGATGGACAAGCGCTACGAGCGCCAAGACAGAGAGCCGCCCGTCGCCTGGGACCTTGCCCTGGTCGAAGCGTGGCACCACACACGAGGGGGAGACAGACCGTGAGCAAGCCCACACGACTGGAGCTGCTGGAGTACGCACTGGAGGGCGTGCGTACGCTGCTCGGTTCGCACCCCGACCCGAACAGATATCCCGACGACATCAACGAGCTCGAAGCCCACCTGGAGCACATCGAGAAGTTGATCGAGCGCGAACGCGCGAAGGAGAAGAAGTGAAGCTCAGGCCCGCGCCCTACAACGCTGTCACGCACGTCCAGTCCGCCCTGCGCTCGCTGCAGCACGCCGCCGCGCTGCTGCGCTCGGCCGACTGCCCCAAGACACTCGAGCGCACCCGGCTTGCCATCAGCTCGTGTTACGGCGCGCTGCGCCACGCCGAGCGGCGCGAGCGTGCGCAGATGCGCACCCCGAACGATCTGCTGCGTGCAGACGGCCGCGTTGCAATCACACACGTCGCGCCTGATGGTGCGATCACGGTCGTTGGCAGAACCGCGACGGTGGCCGATGCGGAGGAGTTTCTCGCACTGTCCGCAACGATCGATCCCGACGAGCTCGAGGCCGGCAATTACGGCATCGATCCGCCCGAAGAACTGTGTTGAAGGGAGGGACCCGAAATGATTGTCGCTGGCCACTGGCACCTGCGCGATGGCACCGTCATCGCAACCATCCAGCGCCCCGGCTGGATTGACCGCTGCATCGCCCGCCTGGTGCTGGGCTGGTGCTGGATTCCGACGGAAGGAGAACGCAAGTGATGACCATCTACCACCTGGACGCGGAGACGTTTGCCAGGCTGGAACAGATCCTCACCCAGCTGTACGGCCATGGCGAGGTGCTCACGCCCGACGCGCGGCGCGACCTGGCGCACCGGCTTGGCCTGGTGGTCGACACGATCCGCTCGTGCATGGAGCAGGTGGAGGAGCCCCAACCGCAGCCGGAGCTCCAGCCGGAGTCGGACGTGACGATGACGCAGCTCGAGAACATCGTGTACGAGCACTGGACGACGGTGCTGCAGCAGGCTGCGGCCAAGGAGGGCTGGTGCCTGTCGGTGTGCTACGGCAGCATGTACGGGCCGCTGCAAGTGCAGTCGCTCGACAGCCCCGATGAAGGCGCGCCCCGCTTGGACAGCGACGACGAGGCGCATTTGATCGTGCGGCAGGGGACCGAGCGCCACCACATGGAGGCGCTGCGCCTGCTGCGCATCTTCAACCCTGCGGAGTACGAGCGCGTGATGAACGATCACTCGCGCCTCGGCCGCTGACTTCAAAGGAGCAAACGATGAAGACCAACGGGCAGCTACTCTACGAGCACAAGCATCCCGCCACGATTCGCGTGGTGCTCGCTGATGAGCGGGCCTTTGCGACGAAGGACGACGTGTTCGAAGTGCCGAACCCGGCCGCGCCGGTGGCCTGGCGTTTCCTCACCGAAAGCTGCCGCAAGTCCTGGGAGACCAGCGCTGTCGGCCACTACCTCTTCAGCAAGGCCCAACAACTTCAAAGGAGCAACGAATGACCGAAGTCTTCTACACCCACGCGCAGATGACGCGCCTGCTCGAAGAGCAGCGCGCCGAGCTGCAGCAGACCATCAACGGCCTGGCTTCCAACGTGTATGCGTTGGAGCAGAAGGTGCGCGAGCAGGCCGAGGAGCTGGCCGAGCTCAGCCTGAAGGGCGTGCCCAACCTCGACTGCCTGCCCGAGGGCGACTACCTGCCGACGAAGACGGCCCTCGACCTGCTGGCCGACTACTGCTTCAACAAGCGGGCGGCCATGAACCTGCGTGCCAGCGGCCGCATCGAGCAGGCACTGGCGTACGAGCGGGACTGCGACCAGATCTACGGCCGGCTGCCGGAGTGGGCGAAATGGTGACCACGATCCATAACGTGGCTGAGCTGTGCGAGCAGCTCGGCGTCGAGCATCCCGAACAGATCGCAAGGTGCCTGTACAAGGCCACCGACTGCGGTGCCTGGATCAGGCTCAGCGCTGACTCTGTGCTCGTCGGCAGCATCGTGGAGGGCGCCGACTTCGGCACTGCCACCTACCGCTTGCGCTACCCGTTCACGATGGAGGACTTCGATGCACGCATCCAGGCGATCGAAGTCGAGGCCGACGCGATCTGGCAGTGGGCGAATCTGGAGGGCGAGGACGAGGACGGTAGGACAGCAGCCGAAGCCGGCTTGCCCCCACCGGACATCGAGTACCCAGAGCTGAACCCCGAGGGAAGGAGCAGCTGATGAGCGCCTACCACGGTGACAAGGAGACCTTCGTCCACGACGGCCATCGCTTCGAGATGCGGATCGAGCACGACGACAGCATGGGCGCGCCCTGGGAAGAGCACGACGGGCATGGGCCGGTGCGCGTGGTGCGTGCCTACTACGGCCTGAAGGACACGGGCAAGAAGCGCCCCGGCGAGCGCGTGCTGCACCAAAGCGGCGGCGACTACTGGCTGTACGACTGGCAGGCGGCGTGCCGGCTCGCGCGCAAGGACGGCTGGGATGCCGACCCAATCGGCGAGCCCAGCCGCGTCGAGCGCGCGGTGCAGGCCGACTTCTATCGGCTACGCGGCTGGCTCGACGACCAGTGGTACTGGGTCGGCGTGTGCGTGCGCGAGGTGGCTGACGACCATCGAGCGCGCGACGACAGCAGCTGGTACGAGCACGCCCTCTGGGGCATCGAAAGCGACAGCCCCGACTACCACAAGGAGGTGGCACACCAGCTGGCGGAAGACATCCTGTACCCGCGACGCAAGGCCTGGCGCTTGGCCCTTGCCCAGGCGCGGGAGCAGCGCAACGCGGAACGGCTTGCGGCTGTCATGGCCGCACCAATCGGAGGTCTGTGGCATGGGTAGCAATCTGGGGAGCCCGAGGGCGTTCTCGGCGCCGACCGAGGACGACATCAAGCAGGCCTGGCGCGCGGTCTCCAAGCTTGACTCGCTGGGCTACGTCACGTCGCTGGGCATGTCGGTGGCGCGCTGCGTGTATGCGATCGAGCAGATGCGCGAGGCGCTGGGCATGCACCGGCCCGATGTGCAGGAGTGGACGTTCAAGAAGGGAGACGACTGATGGGCCTCTCGCTTGACCGTGTCATCGCCATGAAGTCGGTGCTCGTGCAGCGCATCGACGGCATGTTCGCAACCCTCATCAAGGAGCATCGCACGCAGGAGTGGCTGCTGGAGCGCAGGCGGGAGGAGATCTTCGATGCGCCCGACTACCAGCGCTTGCCCAAGTGGGCGCAGGAGCAGATCCGCGGCTATTACTTCGGCAAGGCGGACATGGTCAACCGGTACATGACGGTCTTCGCCTATCTGTACAAGGGCCAGCTGTACCGCACGACGTTGGACAAGCACAGCCCGTGGCCGACGTGGGAGGAGTCGCCGGTGGGCAATCAGATCTGCAACCGGTACGAGCAGTCGGGCTTCTGGTGGCCTGACGGCAAGATGTATTTCGCAACCACGAGGACCGAACAATGATGAAACTTTGGACGGTGTGTGTCGACCTGGAGGTCGCTGCCGATACCGACGAGGAGGCGTATCGAATCGTCGAGGCTGCCATCCGTCGCCTGTTTGGGCCGGACATCCAGGACGGCGGCGTGACGTGCGTGTTCGACCCTGAAGACCCTGACGAAGACCAAGAGGAGTTTCCCGAATGACCAAACCCGACATCAACACTCTGCGCATGCACCTGGTCGGCTGCGCCTTCCTGCTCTCGCGCATCCAGCACCACGTGCCCGAGATGGATCGCGAGTGCATCCACCAGGCACTGCGTGACGTGGTGGACCTGTTCCCCGACAACTTCGAGCTGGTGAGAAGTTCCATCGGCCTCTGCCTGGAGATGAAGCTGTGATTCAATCCGATTCCGAAATTCGCCACCACGCCGGCGGCACGACCATCACCGGGCCCGACGCGATGAACTACTTCCGCGCCGTGCAGATCAAGCTGTTCATCGGCCTGTACATCAAGACGGGCATGATCCCGACGCGGGGCGTGACGATCTCCAGGATGCTGAAGATGGCCACGGAGTACACGGGGCAGAAGTACAAGAACAGCCGGCCCGAGTGGGAGCGGGCGCGCGCCGACATGGAGGTGTGGTGCGCCACGATGAAGGCGGCGCTGCCGATCGTGCACGAGGGGGAGCAATGAAGATCCAGCTGGCCAAGTCTCCCTGCTGGCCACCGTACAGTGTGGTCGTCACCGACGCCCACGGTCGCGAGCTGTGGGATTGGGACTGTGCATCCAGCAGCGTCGAAGACACCTTGGCACTGGCGGCGCAGCAGTACCCCGGCGAAGAAGTCATCGGCTTCGATGACCCGCGCCACTACAGCCAACAAGGAGGCAAGCGGTGAGCATGATCGTCGAAGGTGGCGCCGACGGCCTGGCGCACTTCACGTTCTTCCGGCTGGGCTCGGCGCTGCACGTGGCCAACCACCTGATGACCAACAGCGTCAGCTTCTACTTCGAGCCGGCGGTGGGCTGCAATACGCACATCACCGTCAACGGTGCGGCGGCCGAGCGCCTGTTCGCGTGGTGCGAGGACCAGGGGCTGACGTTCAAGGTGGAAAGGCAGGTGCAGCATGACAACTGACCCCGGCCGCGAAGCGCTAGCCACGCTGCAGCGGATCGTCGATGAGTGTGCCGAGCTGCGCCGCTTGGCCTATGACCAGGCGGCGACGATCGCGGTGCTCAGGAACGAGCACAACCAGATGCGGGGTTTGCTGGTAGGCCTTGCGGCAACCAGCCGGATTCAGCCGGCGCAGCGTGCGCACATCGCAGCCGTTCTCGAAAGGACCAAGCCTTGAATCTGAAACCCGGCCGCTACCGGCTGACCACGACCATCAAGAACCCGGCGCGCGATCGGCGCCGCACCACCGACTGGCGCGTCTGCAAGGACGAGATCAAGGAGGGCACCGAGTTCAACATCTGGCCGCACACGCTCGACTGGGACATCACGTGCAAGGAGACGGGCAAGGTGCTCAGACCCGCCGGCGAGACCGTCGGCTACAAGCTGGCGCCTCGCAGCAACATGTACAGGCTGAGCCAGTACCTGCTGGTCAAGCTCGACGGCAGCCCGTGGCACAGGGACCACAAGGACAAGGTGGATGCCCTTGCTCAGGCTCTGCTGGTGAACTTCGAGTACGTCGACGACGAGGTAGAGCCCGAGACCAGGGAGCAGCGCATCGAGCGCGAGCGCGATGAGCTGCGCGCCGCGCTGGTCGAGCTGCACACCCTCGTGGGCAACGTGCTGACTGACAACCAGCTCGACTTCAAGATCGGCGATCGCCCGACCATCCGCCAGCGCTACGAGCCGATCACCAAGCTGCTCGAAAGGATTCACCCGTGAACGAAGTCAAGATCTGCACCTTCACCAACCCCGTCGGCATCCCGATGGCCGCCAAGCTGGTGCCTGTCGGCCGGCGCTATGGCAAGGACATGTGCTGCATCAACGACGAGGGCGTGGCATTCCAGAACGGTCCGCAGCCGATGGTCGAGTTCTACGACCTGCGCTGGGACCATACGGCGCTCGGCCAGTTCATCAGCCGCTACTACGTCAGCACGCTGCGCGAGCGGCCGATCGGCGGGCTGTGCCTGGACGGCGGCGTGCCGGACTGGCACATCAGCGAACGCAACTTCTCGTTCGTGATGTTCGAACTGGACTTGTGCTACCCGAGGGCGAACGGAGGATGAGCCGCGACCATCTTCTCGGGTCGACTGCGGTACCCTCCCGGCCGCTCGGTCCGCCCACCTTCGAGCCTGGCGACAGTGTGCGGTTCAAGCCGCCGTACATGGATCGCAAGATCTACACCGTGAGCCGTGTCGTGGGCTCGGGCCGGAAGGCCGATGTGTGGTTCGTCGGTGGCGGTACCGGCTGGGCGATGAACCTGGAAAGAGTCGCCAAGCGCCAACGCAGTGGCATCAACTTCAAAGGAGCAACATGAAGATCGCTTTCAACACTGGCCGCCTGTACACCAAGCAGGGCCAGCCGATGACCGTGACGTTGATCGAGAACCCCGACTACACCTACTCGGCCGTCTTCGTCGACCACGGCCGCGGCATCGACGGCGTCGTGCCAATGTTCCGCAGGCCTGACTACAGCTACGACCTGGCGCGTCTGGTGATGCATGCCTACGACCATGGGCAGTACCGTCACGTGAGGACGTACGACCAGAAGGACGGCAAGTACGTGGAGACCGCCGAGTACCAGGCCAAGGAGGCGATGCGCAAGGTGGACTGGGCCGAAACCGCCGGCGCCGAGACGATCGAGAAAGGGTGGCTGTGATGGACGAGAAGGAATTTCACGCGGCGATCTCGGCGACCTGCAGGTCGATGGATCATGTGGCCGCCAACCTGCGCAGCCTGGCCATGTCATTCAGCCGCACCGGCAACTCGGTCGTCGCGAAGGAGCTGACCAGCTACGCCGATCTGCTGGACGACCGGGCGGAGCAGCTGCAGGCCGATCGCGGTGCGCACCTGCGGCAGCAGTTCGACGAGTCGACCCAGCAAATGGGGCGCATCCTGACGTCGCTGGCGAACAAGGTCACAGGGGAGGGCAGGTGATGGCACTCGCGCTCAAGCGATACACCGCCAACGCTGGCGACTTCTATCGGGACGTGCTCGGTCAAGCACTCGACGGTGGCCGCACCATCTCGATCAACACGCTGGGTCGCGCCATCTACGAGGGGCAGATTGTCGAGTTGAGCCCGGTCGGTGTTCATCTGGAGTGGACGAACGGCGGCGTCCCAGGCTACCGAGAATACAGTCAGGTGTTCATCGCCATCGAGCATATCGTTGGCATCAGCGTCAAGGGGGTCAGGTGATGGCGCACTACTTCGCTGATGCCGCGGACTGCATGTGGCGGCTGGCCCAGGTGGCCGCGGACGACGCCTACGCCAACAAGATCGGCGCCCAGCTTGCCGAGGCGTTGGGTGTCAAGCGTGACACGCAGCACCCCGAGGGCTGGGCCACCACCTACGGCTGGAAGACCGACGCCGGCTTGGCGCGCACGGCGCTGCGCATTCTGATGGAGGCACAGTGATCAATCGGCTCGAAGCCAAGTACATCCTGGCCGGCAATCACGAGCTGCTGACGCAGCTGTTCAACGAACGCGACCGGCTGCGCAACATGCTCAAGTGGGTGCGGCGCGTTCTGCCCGCGGCCGCCGACTGCCCGGAGCCGGGCGTCAACTTGGTCAACTACACCGACATCGAGTGGGATCAGCTGTGCGAGGTGACCAAGATGATTGACGCGGAGCTGGGCCCGAGCGCCCTGGTGAAGCTGTTCAAGGAGAAGCTGAAGTGAACGAAGACAAACCCACCGCAGTTGTCACCCTGAAGATCAAGTCGAACACCGGCTATGCGGCCACCAACAACTTCGCCGGCGTCACGCCCGAGCAGTACGGCGAGGCCTGCGGCGTGCTCAATGGCAACGTCGATCCGATGCGCATGCGCCACCTGCTGCAGGAGTTCAAGCGCTTCGCCGAGAGCGGGCAGTCGTTCATCTACCCGGCGGGCACGTGGCAGGAGTTGCAGGATTTGCTGAAGTGACCCAGCGTGACACCGCGCCCCAGCTTCTGCTCACGACCACCTACTGCTGTGAGCGGGCTGTTGGGACTGGCCGGCGCATGTGCGCCGAATGTGAAGGGAGTTTTCCGATGTATCGCGATCACGACGAAGACGACCCGCCCCCGCTGCCCCACCGGTGGGAGATCTGCAGCCGCTGCCGCGGCGAGGGCAAGCACTGCAACCCGGCGATCGACGGCAATGGCCTGACACGCGAGGACTTCGACGAGGACCCCGACTTCGCCGAGATGTACTTCAGCGGGGCGTACGACGTGCCTTGCCACGAGTGCGGCGGCCGCGGCAGCGTCAAGGTGCCCGACGTCAGCCAGATGACCTTCGCGCAGAAGCGCCAGTACGTGCTGCAGCTGCGCGGCGGGCGTGAGCGCGACGCGGCCTGGGAGAGCGAGCGCTATCTCCGGATGGCAGAAGGGTGGGAATGATCTAGGGGGACTGTCACATTTCCCCGAATTGACCCTGGGCACGTGATCTGCTATTCCTTGCAGCATTGGGTAAGGAGTCCGTATGCAGATTCATCGTGTCCTGGTCATCCACCCGCCCGAGCCGCAGTCAACCACCCAGGTGATCGGCACCCGGTTGGTGCTGTGCGACTCAGTCGAGTGCGCGATGGCGATCGTCAAGGGGCGCGAGCCCGACGGTTGCACCATCGCCTATGACCACGCCTACGGGCCAGGCGAAGTTATCAAGCATGCCCACATGACGATGCCGCGGTCGGAGGCCGCGCAGTGGGCGCGAGAGGCCCCACTCGTCGCTTGAGCTTGATCTAAGCGACGAGCCGTGAAGAAAGTCTGACTGACAACTTTACCGAGTAGTTGAAAGGATGCTATCGTCTCGTGCAGAGACGAGGCGGAGCTACGACCACCCCACGCGGCGCAATGCCGCAACTTCAAAGGAGACCATCATGGTCATCACGCATGTTGCTACCCGTGAACTCCATCGTGTCGGCGCCGACCTGACGCCGAACCAATTCCAGGCCCTGCAGGCCGCGCTGCGCGCCGCCGAGCGCTCCGGTACCACCCTGGCCCAGATCGCGGCCCACGACGCCGCCTTGGCCGACCTGCGCGTGCCCAAGCGCTGCGCGGCGCTGCTCGACCTTGCCAAGCGGGCGGTGTGGACGCGCCGCGATGCGCTGCGTCAGGAGGAGAAGGAGCTCGTGGCCAGCTTCGGCCGGCTGGATCTGCGGGCGAAGTTGGTGTCGTGATGAAAGTCGAAGTTACCAAGGAGCGCACCGTCCCCGCGGCGTGCGCGATCGCCATTCCGATCAAGTGGGGGATGACCTTCACGCTGACGGTGGACGCGCCCAACGTCGAGGCGCACCTGGCGCTGGAGGAGATCGCCCGCGCCTTCAATGATCGCAAGGCGCTGCGCGAGATGCTGCAGCAGGTCCTGGACCGCTGGGACCAGCCGCTGCGGCCGCTGAGTGCGGCCGATGTCAATTGCATCCAGGCGCTGCTCAACCAGACCAAGGAGATCGAGTGAAGTCCTGCTTCAACTGTGGCCGCAGCCAACTGAACCCGGGTCAGCCGGGCCTGCTGTGCACGGAACCGCGCGGCGCGGCCTGGCGCGACCACACCAACCCGGGCGTCTGCGCCTTGCCTGGCGCCCCCGACAGCCCGAGCATCGTTCGCATCAATGCGCTGCGCTGCGAGACGCTGGCCACGTACTGCAGCGTGTACATCGAGGAGAGCTGCGCGTGAAGACTCTCTACTTCGTCTCGAAGTACGACTTCAAGAACAACCTGTGGATCCGCTTTCTCGTGACGGCGCGCTGCCCCGAGCAGGCGAGCAAACAGGTGGCCGACTACTGCGAGGGCATCGACGGCCAGCTCAAGGCGCCGCTGATGGTGTGCAGCACGTCGCAAGACGTTTTCATGGAGGTCTGAATGCCGGCAATCACAGCAGACATGGTGATGGCACTGTCCGCATGCACGGAGTGCCCGATGGTCGAGTGCAAGGCAGCACTTGTCGCTTGCGGCGGTGACATGCAGCGGGCGATCGACTGGCTGCGCGCGCCGTCGCACATTCGTGAGCGGCGCCGGCAAGAAGCGCTCGAGGCGCGCGTTGATCGGCTGGAGGAGCTGGTCACGCAGCAGGCTGCCCTGCTGGCCAAGGTGCCGGCACTGATCGCCGAGATGGCCGGCGCTCCTCGCAAGCGGGAGGCGGAATGACCAGCCCCGAGCGCAAGAAGGCGCAGGCCGAGGCCTACGAGAGCGGCTACCAGGCGTTTCGTGACGGCGCCCACTCTTCACACAACCCGTACGGCTGGGGCGACGGCTGCAGCAGCCGCTGGTTGGATGGCTGGGAGGCTGCGAGGCGTGAGCACGCGGCCTCCCAGGCACAGGAGAAGGAGGACGAGATCGACGCGCGCATCCGGCGCATCGTGCTGGAGGAGCTGGTGAAGCACCGGCTGATCGCAGTGCGGGAGTACGGCGAATGAGCCCCAATGACCACGCCCTCTACAAGGCGTTCCAGCGGATGTGCGATCGGTTCGCCGAGATCATCGAGGAGCACCCCGAGCTGGCGACCGCAGAGCTCTCAGCGGAGGCCGACGAGCTGGATCGCCTCGCCGACATCTACGAGCGTGAGCACGCCGAGGACATGTGGGTGGTCGTCTACAGCCCGGAGACCAACGAGGAGTACCTGCGCCGCACGGTGGGCGAGCACGAGCACCTCGACACGCTGGCCATTGCGCAGTCGATCGCCGAAGAGTGCGACCAGCTGATCGCCGAGCCCAACGGCCACATCCCGAACTGCTGCGGCGACATCCGCGTCGAGTTCCGCCGCGACCCCGACAACTCGACCCTCATCTGGTCGGGCGAGTCCTTCTATTTCAAGCGAGAGGACGAATGACATGAGCCTTGCCCTGACCAGCGGCACCGTTCGCAGCCTGAGCCCGCGCACCAGGCTGAAGAAGCGGCATCTCGACGCGCTGCAAGCGGCCATCTCCGATGCTGAGGCCTGGCGCGGCTCGCTGATGGGGCACTACCCCGACGACGAGGAGAGCATCCTGGCCGAGCAGGAACGGCTTGCCAAGTTCGACGCACGCATCAAGGTGATGCGCGAAGCGTTGGCCTTGGTGCGCAAGATGAACAAGGAGAAGTGATGGACTGGACCGAACGAAACCGCGAACAGACAGCCAATGACCGTCTCGACCAGCTCGCTCGCCACGAGCAACAGCTGATCGATCGCATCGCGGCGTTGGAGGCCAAGGTCGACAAGCGGCTTGTCGATGTGGGCGAGCGTGTGATGAAGGCCGACCAGCTGCTGATGCAGCGGATCGTGGAGCTCGAGGTGTGGAAGGAAGGGCAGGACCAGATCAATCAGCGCGTCGTGCACAACATGGAAGGCGCCATTGCGGCGCTGAAGGACCATCACCAGACGCTGGAGATGGTGCTGGAAGTCGTGAAGGTGAGGAGTTAGCGATGGATCAGATCAACATCAACGACCACAACAGCCAGGCTGCGCGGTTCCTGCGCGAGGCGCTCGAGGCCTGGCGCAAGAAGCAGCCGTACTACAGCATTCAGCCGTTCAACCCGTTCAACAAGGTGAACGTCACGCTGATGGCCAACGACATCGAGCTGCCGTTCACCGAGGTCGTGGAGACCATCTACGCGAGGATGCACGAGCATTTCGAGCGGCGGGTGCTGGTCGAGGCGCGCGAGCTGGTGGACAGGGCCCAGCTCGACAAGCTGCAGGAGACGCTGTCGCAGGTGGATGAGACCATCAATGCGGCGCTGCACGCGCTCTGGGAGCAGAAGCAGCGCGGCCGATGAGATGGACCCGCTTTCATTCCTTGCCGGCCTGGCCGTCGGCGTCGTCGTGACGCTGGCGGGCTACTGGCTGATCCACACGTTCTTCGGAGACTGACATGGCCGACTACACAGCATCCGTCTGGTTTGAGCGCGATCGCGCCATGGTCGCGCTGCTCGACAACGACAAGGAGGTCTTCTGTCTTTGGGATGACGACGTGTACGGGGCGATTCAGGACGGCTTCCTGCCCAAGCCGCGCCACCCGCGGCCGAGCGAGGCCGAGTGGCTGCCGTGCCTGATCGAGTATGCCAACTACTACGGACTGATCTGACATGACCGAAGGCCAATACCAAGAGCAGTACGGCATCGATCCGCCTGCGCCCGGCCAGCCATCTCCCAACGAGGAGATCTGGACGACTCGCGACGGCCGGAAGATCCCGGTCGGCGAGATGGACGAGGACCACGTGCGCAATGCGCTGCGCATGTGCATCCGGGTGATGCGTAAGAACAAGGCCAAGCTGGCCGAGCTGAAGGCTGTGCTCAAGCCGCTGCTCGACGACTACCACGAGATGCGCAAGGAGCGCAGGTTGCGCATGGAGCAGCGCCTGGATCAGTTCCCCGACGATGACGTCTGGGGCGACAACGACAGCACACAAGGAGGTAAGTGAGGTGACGACAGCACACCTGCTGGCCGCCGCACTCGAGGAGTGCTTGCCGTACTTCGAGGGGGCGCAGAACCGGAGTCTCAATGACTGGCGAGCAGCTGATGCCACCAGACGTGAGGCCGAGGCCGCTCTGTGCCGCGCAGCCCAGTATCGCGTCCTTCTTGCGCAGGCCCACAGCAACAACGACAGCACACAAGGAGGTAAGTGAATGGGACAAGCCAAGCAACGCGGCACCTTCGAGGAGCGCAGGAAGTTGGCGCTGGATCGTGCGGCCGCCGAGGCGCTGCGCAAGGCCGAGGCGGAGCTCGAGCGCGTGGAGCGTCAGCGCGCCTTCGAAGCGACCTTGCCCGCGCACGAGCAAGCGCTGCTCCGCGAGCACCGGCTGCGGGCGCAGGTGCGCATCGCGCAGCTGATGGGGTTGCCGTTGATGATGACCAAGGGAAAGGAGAGCCTGTGAACCGTACCTACCGCTGGGTGATCGAGCCCAACACCAAGTTCCCCACGACGCACATGCTGGAGGCCAGCTACAACCCGCTGTGCACGCACCGGCACGCAGTCAACTGCGACAGCTGCAGCATCCCGAACGTCATCGCGCACGCCGTGGCGTTCGCCGCGAACTTCGGCGTGATGCGCATGGAGATCGACGGCCAGCTGCTGGAGTGCGTGAAGTGAGCGAGCTGCTGGGCTGTCCCTGGGACGGTGAGAAGCCGACCCTGGAGGTCCGCAAGGTGGGCCACCGTGATGAGCCGAGCACGTATGTCTACTACGAGTGCCCGAAGTGCGGGGCCACGCGAGGCACCTGCGTGGACTACGAAGGCGAGGAGCTGGCGCATGCCTTCATGTACGGCTACGGCTTCGCGAAGCCGCCTGGCTGGCCCAGCCTGGATTGGTGGCATGCAGCAATGCTGGCCATGGAGTCGACGGTGCGAGGGAAGTGGAACAGGAGGGCGTCGTGAAGCGAAGCATTAGCGATGACGACCTGTGCTCCGACTGCAAGCTGTGTCGCTATAACCCCGGCGGCATGAGCGAGTGCGAGTCGGACTGGCCAGGGCTGTTCGATGCGAACGGCTACTGCGTCGAGTGCGTGCACTTCATAGCTGTCGAGAAGCGGGGTGACAACTGGGAGTTGACCGATGAATGACGGTTCTTTCTACACCGGCCCGGATGGGCCCATCACGCTGGAGATGATCGAGCATGCCAAGGCGGCGTTCGACGCCGCCTGCGGTCCCGAGCCCTTCGGCGAATACATGCGCAAGGCGGGCTTCCCGCCCGAGGACAACTGGGTCCTCTTCCTGCCGGCGTCGATGGTCGTCGACAAGACGTTGCTGCCTCGCTATGTGCAGGTGACGACGCTGTTCGAAGACCCGACCTTCATCATGTCACCCTTCCTGAGCAATGCCCTCGACCAACTCTACCGCTCCGAACGCTGAGCAGATCGCCGCCATCGAGCGCTTTGCAGATCTACGCGGCCGGCTGTGGAAGTCGGCTCTTCGCCACTACTGGGAGCGTGGCTTCCCGGTCTGGATGGGCGATGACGCAGCGCTGCTGCAGCAGCTGCGCAACACGTGCGGGCCGCGATGGCTGATCAAGTATCGGAGACCGAAATGATCGACGACTACAAGGCCTACAACTACTGGAGAAAGGAGATGACGCACAAGGTGGTCGACCACAAACACGTCGAGCTCGGCTTGCTTGGCAAGCCGCACACGGTGTACTTCAAGAGCCTGGGGGCGGCAATGCACTACGCCAAGGCGCTGAGCAACGCGGGCCACGGCTTTCGGTACCAGGTGTTTCCGTGCGGGGAGAGGGAATGATCGGCCTCATGTCTGTGAAGGACTACGCCAAGGCGTATCCCGATCATCACTGCCTGATCGTTCGGAACTTCGCCGGCTATGCCATCTGTGCGCAGCGCGGCGGCGTGCTCGAGCATTTCCCGTCGCGCTCCGATTGCATGGAGGTGCTGACGGCTGCCGGCTACGAGCTGCGCAACCGGCAGTGGGTTCAAAGGAAGGAGGATTGTCATGCCCTGGGATCGTGAGTCCGACGAGGAGTACGACGACGGCTACACCCGCGAGAGCTTCGAGCGGGCCGAGGAAGACACGCCGGAGAACGCCGAGCCCTTGCCCGAGCGGTTCGTCGTCTGCGTGGGGATGTCCGCGCAGATGAAGATCTACGGGCCGTTCGACTCGTATGACAGTGCCGATGAGTTCGCAGATCGGATCTGCTCCTCGGAGCCGGTGTGGGTGCAGCAGTTGGAGGATTGAGATGACCAGCTACCAGAAGATCACCAACTTCCTGCACGAGCACGGCCGGCGCCTGTCCGTCATCGACGGGCCCAACAAGTCGGAGCTCGAATTCTGGACGCTGGGCAAGCGCGTGCTGATCCTGCAGCGCTTCGACGAGCAGTACGGCGGCTGGGAGCTCTTCACCAGCTCGCTCTACAACCGAGCCGACCTGGTCCTCGACCAGCTGCAGGGGCTGCTGCATGAGTGAGATCCGAATCGCACGCCCCTTCCACCACATCGTGGACGTCAACGGCAAGCGTCGGGCGTGCTTCAACGAGTACAACGGCGGCGCCGAGGCCGCGGAGAAGAACCGCAAGCCGGGCGAGCGCGTCGAGCCGCGTGCTTGCCCCTTTGCAGGCTGCCCTTGCAGCCCGGATGCGCACCCGCCGTGCGGACTTTGCTACGAATGAGAGCTCAATGAAGCGAGTCGTCATCGACTACACGAACCATCGCGGCGAGCGCAGCAAGCGCGTGATCGAGCCGCTGGCCGAGCACTTTCACTACGCCCGCAACGACTACCACACCGAGCCGCAGTGGCTGCTCGATGCGTTCGACGTGTGCAAGGGTGAGATGCGCACCTTCGCGGTGAAGGACATCCACAGCTGGCAGCCGTTCGACAACGAGGTGCGCTACTCGGTGTGGCGTGGCGACGTTCAGGGCGGCGACTACGAGCTGGTGCTGTTCGAACACCTGACCATTCACGAGAAGGCGCAGACGGCTGCCGGCACGCTCAAGCCGACGCATGGCCGGCACGACTACCTGCTGCCCAAGCACATGCGGGCAAAAGCATGACCCGCAAGGAGTAGCGAGATGCACCCCTTCTACAACTTCATCTCGTTCGACGACGCGGGCAACTGGGGCTGGGTGCCGGCGCCGGGCAAGTTCCGGCGCGACCCCTTCCTGGACGAGAAGGGGAACGCGCAGCTGCCGTCGGAGATCGGCTTCGAGATCCTGAGTACCGGCGAGCAGACGACGGCGTGGGAGCGCGTGTTCGACAACGGGCGCGTGCTGATCACCAACCAGGCTGGCACGTCGCACGAGTACGGCCTGGTGGCGCGCATCACCTACCTCGGCCCGGACAACAGGGTCTGGGCCGAGTACAACGCCGGCGCGGACGGCATCACGCCGCGCCGGAAGTAACTTCAAAGGAGATTGAGTGAAGATTCTTTACACCGTGGTGCTGCTGCGGCCCAAGTACCTGTGCAGCGATGTCGAGTACGGCATCGACACGTACACCGCGCAGCTGGCGCTGGATCCCAGCAAGGCGTTCACGGACGACATCATCTGGGCGGCGCGCGAGGAGGCGTATCAGGCGGACCGGAAGGCGCATCGCAATGGGGACGTGCCACGCGGCCCCAAGCTGCGTGCGGACTACAAGGTCTGCATGATCTTCGAGGGGCATCCGAAGATTGTGTTGTTCGGGTGGCAGGCTTAAGGAGCAAACGATGACCAACACCAACCCCACCACCGGCATCCGCTACGGCGTGATCGCCGGCAACAGCCTGAATACGTACGTCCTGGACGACTTGTTCCACGGCGATGGAGCTGTCGACCTGAGCTGGCAGGACGCGATGGCGCAGCTCAAGAGCGAGATCAGTCTGGAGGCCGATGCGTTTGAGCAGGAGCTGGAGGAAGAGATCGAGGATCGGATCCGCAAGCAGATGGGCGGTGAGCCGGTGTTTGCGTTTCGCGAGGCCGTCGACGCTGAGTTCGAGAAGATCTGGGACAAGCACAAGGGCTACCCCGATCGCGACAGCTTCATCGACGGCGAGTTCGAGCGGCGCAGCCAGGACATCGACATCAGCGAGCCGACGATCGAAGGCGAGTACGACGGCGTCAAGTACCGCATCAGCTGGCTTGGCGGCGCGCCGCTGGTGTGGGTGCTCGAGGGGCCTACCGGCTACTGCCGCTCGCTGTGCTCGCCCTGCGTGCCGAATGCGGCGGACCTGGACAGCGGGTTCCAAGACGAGGCCGATCCGGCCGTGCAAGACGAGCGGGCCTATGACTGGTACTGCTACGTGGTGCCGGCCGACTGGCTGCCGAAGGAGGACGAGGAGTGAATTCCGCGCATGAAGTGGACCGCTTGGCGCAGGCGTTCATTGCGCACCTGCGCCACAACCTGAGCTTCGATGAGCTGCACCTCATCGACCAGGGTTACGAGGCACCGCCGGCGTTGATCTACGCGGCGTTCCTCGATACGTTCAATCGCATGCCTGACCACGACGAGGACAGCATGCTGATTGGTGTGGCCTGGCAGACCGCCAGGCGGATGGGCTTCTTGCCCGTGCATTGAAGGAAGAGTGGATGAGCTGGTTTCACACGTTGTTCAACCGCCGCGTCGCGGACAAGCTGATCGAGCTGAAGGACGAAGCCGAACGGCATCACATCGATCACGAGATCGCGGCACGCCACCACGCGGCCCTTGCCGAGATGTATGCCCGGCGCGTGGTGTGGGCGCAGGAGCAACTCAACTTCCGAGGAGAGACGAAATGACGGCAGCGAAGAGGCCTTACAACGGGCACCCGAGCTACAGCCTGTGGAACGTGGCGCTGTGGTTCGGCAACGACGAGGGGCTGTACAACATGGCGCGCCAGGCGATCCGCCACTACGGCAGCCGGGACAAGGCGGCCGAAGCGATCTGCGCGGAGCTGCACGAGGCGGGCATCATGAAGACGCCCGACGGCGTGCCGTACTCGAAGACGTCGATCCGCCACGCGCTGCGGGGGCTGTGATGAAGCAGGCCTATGTGAAGAAGACCGGTGAGAAGATCATCGGCACGTATGACCTGATCCCAGGTACTGCGCTGATCAACGGTTTCGACGATGCCGGCGAGCCGGAATACTACGGAGAGACCGACGTGCACTGGGATGACCAGCGGCAGCAGGCGTGGGATGGCAAGTTGGTGTACGTCTGCGAGAGCGGGCAGCTGTGGACGCTCGATGATTGCGAGTTCCGCGAAGAAGGGCAAGAGGAAGACGACGAATGAAGATCACCGACCCCGATACCGTCGAGGCCAGCCGCAAGATGATCGCGCTGATCGACGAGGGCTACACCTTCGCGCATGCCTGGCATGTGCTGTCCAAGGAGCTGCCGCCTGCAACGCAGGTGGTGGTGTCGTTCAACTGCGCGGACTGGCTGAAGGCGGCCGGCCTGCCGCTGTGCGAGGAGAACGTGATCGCGGCGATGAGGGAGATCGCGGCGTGAGCGTGAGTCTCTCCCAACTGATCCGTGGACGCGAGTACCTGCATCGGGTGCGGGGGCAGTGCACGTTCATCGCTTCGCATCCGCACGACGGCGCCTACCTGGTTATGGAGGCATACGACGCGGAGGAGGACGTGTACTTCTACTTCAGCTGTGAGAGTGAGGAGCTGTCTGTGTTGGAGGCGGAGGCATGAAGCAGCAATTCCCTGACGTCTCATCGAAGTACGGCGCCCCGATGGGGCGCGACGACTTCGTGCACAACCCCGACGCTGAAGTCACGCTGTTCAAGGTGCGCTTCGTCGACGGCGACTACGACGACGGCGGCGCGTACTGGGGTGGCTACGAGCCGCTGTACTGCGCCCGTGACGACGAAGGCGAGGTGCAGACCTTCATTCGCGCCGACAGCCGCAAGGCCGCAGAGGCCGCGCTGCTGGCCGACCATCCCGACCTGAAGATCAAGCCGGACTTCGACCTGGACGGCATGGTCATCGGCTACCTGGTGTGCGCGCTGTGGTCGAGTACCGATGAGGAGGGCGACCCGCTCGACCACCAGTTCGGCATCGACGACTTCAGCGAAGAGGCGCAGGCCCAGGCGCGCGAGGACTGCGCAGAGTTTGCCCAGCTGTGCGGCACGGAACGTTTGATGCAGGCCCTGGAGCCGGAGAGCGTCGGCAACGACTTCTGGCTGACCCGCAACGGGCACGGCGCCGGGTTCTGGGACCGCGGCCTGGGCGACCTGGGCGACCACCTCACCAAGGTTGCGAAGAGCTTCGGCTCATGCGATGCGTATGTCGGCGACGACGGAAAGGTTTACTTCTGATGCACACCATCGACATTCACCCGGAGCTCGGGCTTGCGCTCGTGCAGGACACCGACGACTGGCGCGGCGAGAACAACAACAACACCCGCTACGTGCCCTGCGCCGATGCGCCGCCCTTGTCCGATGTGGACATCCCGCAGACGTATCTCGGCCAGCTGCACTACGTCGCTTCGCACATCCCGGTCTTCCTGCAGGTGCACCAGCGTGTGATGCCGAACGGGCAGGCCTATCCCAAGGGCGGCTGGACTCGCTGGAGGAACTGGTGATGGGTATCGGCGGACAGAACTACATCGACTCGCGTGAAGTCGACGAGGAGATCAATCGGGTCTCGCAGGAGCTGTCGGACAAGGGCGTGCTGGCCGAGGACGACCCGGACTTCGAATACCTGCAGCAGCTTGAGCAGCTGCGCGACGACGTCAACCATCCGTACTGGGAGAGCGGGCTGACGCTGATCCTGCGCGAGAGCTTCGAGGAGTATGCCGTGCAGCTCGCCGAGGACGTGACCGGCTGCCGCATGACCAACTGGCCCTTCCATCGAATCGACTGGGAGTTGGCTTGCGCTGATCTGGAGGCTGATTTCAAAGAGGTCACCTTCCAGGGCGACACCTACCTGTACAGGAGCTGAGATGGAACGCAACGAACACAACGATGAATTGGTCTGGGAGTCCCAGCGCTTGCTGGGGGACCTGGCACGCCGCTGGAAGCAGCGGCGCGAGAACATGGGCCTGAAGCCGGGCACGATCAAGCACGCCCGGGCGCAGCTCGAGTTCTTCATCGGCGCGTGCACGATGTACCAGATCGAGCGCGACGACGAGAAGGCCACGCCATTCAGTCCGATGGTGATGGTGCTGATGACTCATGGCACGGACTCATACGCTCAGTGGGGGCATCTGTGAAATCTTGCAAGGAGTAGTACCAATGGGCAGCGGCGAACCTATCAAGTACAAGGACGGCACGGTTGACGTGCCCCACCTTGGGATCACGTTGCGTTCGCTGTTTGCCGCAGCAGCGAACGAACACGACATCGAGTTGCGCGGGCGCAAGGTGCGCGTGACGACTCGCGGGGTATATATCGGCACGATCCAGTTGGCCGATGACAGGAAGAAAGGAAAGCGATGATCATTCCCGACTGGATGCGCGAGCCTCTGACATCCGGCGACGAGTTTGCACTGCCGATCTCCGGCGTGTACTCGACGCAGGAGATCTACGCGGCGGCAGTGAACGAGTACCTGCGGATCGAGCCGCACGGGCACACGCCGCCGAACCTGGCCAGCCCCTACACCTGGGGGCGGGTCCTGGCGGACTACATCGCGATGCAGGCCACGCTTGCCGCGGCACAGGAGATCATCGCTTCACAGGAGCGGCTGGTCTTCAGCCTGAACGCGGCGCTGCAGGCCAAGGAAAGGAACACATGAACGAGGAAGAGCTGAAGCAGCGTATTCAGGCGCTGCAGATCGAGCGGGGGCGGGACTTCGAGCTGGTGCTGCGGTACCTGCGCGCTGATCTGACGCACGCAGCCAACCGGCTCGGCACGCGGCAGTGGGCGATGTACCGGGAGGGCTGCTTCGACAGCTACGAGCAGCGGCTGAACATCAACCACCCCACGTGCGTGAAGGATCTGAAGAACGCCTTTGACGTGCATGCGGGCTGCAGCATCTACCTGCGAGCCTGGGATCGCGATCACCCGAAAGGAGACTGACATGCCACGAGGACAATACGATTACGCGGCGGCCAACGCCAAGCGGGCCGCGACGATCGCGGCGAAGAAGGCCGGACGCAAGCCGGCGCGCAAGGCGTCGGCGCAGGTCATCGACTTCAAAGTCAGCGAGCTGGCGGCAAAGCCTCGCTTGCTGATCGAGGTGGAGTTCGATGACGTCGAGCATCTGCTGGCAGGCAAGGACGTGATCATGGACTCTTGCAAGTCCTACGGCACAACGCTGCGGCTGGAGGCACATGGCGTGCCGCCGGTGGTGAGGTTCATGCCTTGATCGTCTACGCCATTCGCCACAAGCCGACGCAGCAGTTCATGCCCACGCGCCTGAACAGGTCGCCCGGCGGCTGGTCGCACTGGAGTCCCGGCTACGTGCATCCCGAGTACGGTGAGGACAAGCCGCACGACCCGAACCCGCGGCTGTTCTTCACGCCGATCGCGGCGCGCAACGCGCTGGCGATGTGGCTGCAGGGCACATGGAAGCGCGACCGCGGCACGGCGTGGAACCTGGAGGGGCCGGAGGACTGGGACCACGTGCTTGTCAACCCGCCGCCGGCGCCGCGCCGGCGCGAGGACATGGAGATCGTGCGGTTCACGCTGGAGGAGCTGAGATGATCGAGCCCATCTTGGTGTGGCTGGGCGTTACCTTGGGCGTCGTCGTGGCCTGGTGGGGCTGGCGCGCAATCCGGCTGCACCACTGGCAGCAGGCGGCGCGGGACGTGTGCGAGCTGTTCCCGCCGGAGCCGCCGCCCGGCGAGATCTGGGCGCCCAACATCACACCGCGGCGGCGCTACGTGCACACCCCGCGCGTGCCCTACCCGCCGCCTGAGATCGTGCGTGCATGCGCCGAGCCGCCCCTGGCCTGGCCCGACGTCGACTGGCCGGAGGACACCCAGCCAGGGGTCAGGCGCGACTTGCAATGACCCAGCGCGAGCTCGACCTGGACGGCTGGCATGCCGGGCCGCTGTTCGTCGTGGTCAAGCGGCGTGCGCCCAAGCTGGTGTCGGCCTTCGACGGCAGCCGGCGCATCTGGGGCATGCGCCGGCGTGCCAGCGAGCGCCAGGCCACGCCGGCGTGGGCTGATCCGGACCTGACGCGCGCCTTCTACAGGCTGGCCAGGATCTACACCGAGGCGCTCGGCGAGCGCTTCAGCGTCGATCACATCGTGCCGCTGACCGACCCCCGCGTGTGCGGCTTGCACTGGCACGGCAACTTCCAGATCCTGCCGCTGCTCGACAACGTCAGCAAGGGCACGTCGCACTGGCCGGGCATGCCCGAGGAGCAGCTCGAGCTGCAATGAGAAAGGCCCACCAGCTTTCGCTGGCGGGCCTTCTCGGGCGGTACAGGGGTCCCTGGCAAAGTGGGTTGAAGTATCCCAGGTCCACTGGGGATACGTCAAGCCGCGAGCTTCAATTCCTTCTGCAGGTTGGCCGGCTGCACCTCGAAGTCCTTCAGGGCCTTGCCGCTGGCCAGCGCCTTCGTCAGCCAGCTGGGCCGCTTGCCCTTGCCCGACCAGGTGTTCACCCCGTCGGTGTACTTGGCTGCCTGCTTGCGCAGGAATGCTTCCAGATCAAGGAGCGTGACTTCGTTCTCCATCATGATGGCCATGACTTCGCGGATCGCGGTGTCTTTCTTGGCCGCGATCTCCAGTGCGGCACTCTTTCGAAGCTCGGCCATCTGAGCTTCGAGACGCTTCAATTCCTCAAGGGCGGAAGACATTGCAAGACTCCATAATCAAAAGGAGGGAAAGTACCAATATAGCTTTTGTGTCAGCTTCCGCAAGGGGTTCGACCCCCTAACAGAGTGGCTAAATTGTAATGCAGTTAGGGGAAGCCCTAACGAAAATCGGTAAGTCCTACCGCTATTGTGTAGATTGTTTAGAAAGGGATTCTGCAATGAACTTGGACAAGGCTCAAAGGCTGGTCGAGCGCGACATCTGCTACTGCGTGAGCGGCCTGGTGGCCACGGCGATGCGCGAGGGCTGGGATGCCGATCCGTTGATCGACACGGTGGCGTACCAGGCGGACTGGGAAGAGGCGGCGCTGCAGCACCTGAGCGGCCTGACCCACGCGGAGTGGCACACGATCGTCGCGCAGGATCTCGGCGGCGAGGGGCTGATCACGGACCCCCTCGGCTGGATCATGGCCGCGCTGCGCAAGCAGGAGCGTGGCTTCCAGGACTTCTGCCAGCACCGTGGGATCGACCCGCACGAGTGGGAGGTCTACGAGCACTGGATCGTCACCGAGTGGCTGGCAGCGCAGCTGCGCGAGAAGGGCGAGTGTGTCTGCGACGACTGGCAAGGCCTGACGATCTGGGGGCGCACGACGACCGGCCAGGCCATCGCGATGGACCCGGTGATCCAACAGATCGTGAAGGAGACGTATGGCACCGACGACTGACCCCTGGCGCAGGGAAGAGACCTGGACCGTCGGGGAGCTCCACATGCTTTTCTGGTCGGCATTCGCCGCAGGTGTTTGCCTTGGTCTTCTGCTTATGGCAACCTACATCTTCTTTGGAGAAGGAGAATTCAATGCAGTGCGAGAAATGCGGAACCACAATGAGTTGCGTCGACCAGCGCAGCACCCTCCGAGAGTACAGCTGCTCGTGCGGACACACGATGAAGACGATCGAGGTGGATCAGTTCGCGATCAACCGCGCGCAGTCCGCGCAGTTTCTCGCTGAGCGCGAAGCGGCGATGCTGCGCAAGGAGCTGCAGGACATGGCCAAGACCCGGACGCCGCAGCTGCGCGTCGTGGTCGAGAACAGCGCGCCGGCGAACACGCCACTACCGGTGGCGCACCGTGACGCACTGGGCATGAGCCCGAAGAGGCAGCTGTGAGACGCACCGGGCCGCGGGTAGACTTCGCCCCCTTCGAAGGCGATGGGCGCAAGCGCATCGAGCCGATGCGCAACCTGCAGGAGCCGGCTGTGCGCGGCGCCGACAGCAAGCCGCTGACGCGCAGCCAGTGCCGCGACGCCATCCAGCGCTTCGTCGACACGGGCATGTCGGCGCACAGCGGCGCGGGCAACACGTTGTGGGTGGTGATCGCATGGTGCGAGCACCACAACATCTCCTACGCCATCGACGGTGCGTGGGGGTGGGGCTGGGAAGTCAGGAGACTCGATGATGGAAACCTGGGAAGAAAGACTCGACCACACACCGCTGGACTTCGGCAAGCACGCCGGCAAGACGCCTGAGCAGATCGCCGAGATCGATCCGAGCTACATCGTGTGGCTCGGCGAGAAGTTCGACGGCCCGCAGGCGGTGAGCGCAGCGCTGGTGCGGGCCTGCCAGCAGGATCTGCGGGAGATGGACGCCGAAGGCGATCTTGATCACTGGGACGACTACCCGGGAGACTACTGACCAGACTGAAGTTGCAGGATGTGTCCATTTCGGGGCACAATCCGTTTCCCTTTTAGCAAAGGATTCTGCTTTGTCACCTGCTGACTTCGTTGAGCAGATCAAGCGGCCGTACTGGTCGCCCTATCACCCTTCCCAATACATTTCCAAATTCGTTTCGAGAGACGGGCGCCGTCTCATCCTGAACGGGTGGGGGCTGCTGTTTCCCGAAGACATCGGCGGCTTCAACCTCGCCTGGCTGGTCAGCGGTGTCGGCGGCCCGCCCGCCGACTACGGTCCCTACCGCACGCAGACCCTGTGGGTCGCCGCGCGATCGCACTGGATGGTGGGCGACTACCAGCTGCGCGAGCTGGCCTGGCAGCCGCTGGATCGCTTCGCCGCGACGCTCAAGGCCTGCCCGGATGCCAACCGCTTCGAGCTGGTGCTGGACGCGCTGGCACTGCGCCTATGAGCGAGCAGCTGATCCGCGAGGTGCTGGAGCGGTACCAGCTGCCCTTCACGATGCGGCCGGACCAGTACAAGACGTGCGTCGATCTGGTGGGCTGGCCGCGCGCCGGGCTGTACTGCGAGGTGGGCACCGGCAAGACCGTGCTGTCGACCGTCATCGCGCTGGCCTGGGGTGCGGACATCAACGTCGTCACGATGCCGCCGATCCTGCTGCGCTCCTGGCAGCGCTGGCTGCAGAGCATCGGCGGCATCGACGGCGTGATGATCTACCGCGGCACGCCGAAGGAGCGCGCGGCGATGCCCATCCACCAGGCCAAGTGGCTGCTGATGTCGATGGCCATCTTCAAGAAGGACCACGAGCGGCTTGCTCGTGCGTTCATCGGCAAGAAGAAGACGCTGATCGTCGACGAGGCGACGTCGATCAAGAACCCCGGCACCGACAACCACAAGCTGACCAAGTCGTTCTCCGAGGGGCACAACCTGGCGCTGCTCACCGGCACGCCGCTGTCCTCGCCGCACGACGCCTATGCCTACGTGCGGCTGATTTCGCCGCAGATCTACCGCAGCAAGGGGCAGTTCGACAACATCCACGTCGATGAGCTCGACTTCTTCGGCAACGTCGTCAGCTGGAAGAACCTCGACTTGATGCAGGAGAACCTGATGCAGCACAGCGTGCGGCTGCTCAAGGAGAACGTGCTCAAGGATCTGCACAAGCCGAACTACATCCCGATCGAGTACGAGCTGGAGCCGTCGCACTTCGCGCTGTACAAGGAGCTTGCCGAAGAGCAGCTGCTGATTCTCGAGAACGGCGGCAAGATCGACGCGACGACGGCGCCCAAGCTGTACAACGCGCTGCAGCAGATTATCGTCAACTGGGACTACTTCAGCGGCAACGAGGATGCGCGCTCAGCCACGTTTGACCTGATCGACATGGTCATGGACGAGGCCGAGGTGATGAACCCGAGCAACTCGAAGCTGATCATCTACACCTACTACCAGCGCACCAGCGCGAAGATCCTTGAATACCTCCAGGAATTCAGCGCCGTGGGCTGCTACGGTGCTATCTCTCAGAAGCGCCAGTCCGACAACCTCGACAAGTTCCTCTTCGATCCGAAAACACGCATCCTGGTTGCGCAGCCGCTGTCAGGCGGCGTCGGCTTCAACCCTCAGCAGGTCTGCAGTGAGGTGCTTTTCATTGAGTCGCCGTCGATACCGTGGCACTTTATCCAGGCTGTTGGCCGCGTATATCGAGACGGGCAGCCGCGAGTGCCTAATGTCCATATTGGTATCGCCAGCGGAACCATTCAGCATCGTCTGCATGCGCGCCTCCTTGCGCAAGATGCGCTGCTGAACCAGGTGCAAGGCGGCTTCCAGGATCTGCGGGACGCGATCTATGGCCGGTGAGTCCGACCGTAGCATCAGTGAACGCACCTGGGCGGCGCAGGCCGCCCAGGGCCTGCCGCCGGCGCAGCGCGCGCTGTGGAACGAGTGCAAGGTGGCGCACCGCGTGCCGCTGTACCAGAACCGGATCTTCGTGATCTGGAAGGCCAATGCCGACGGCACGCCTTGCCCGATCAACTCGTTGCATGTCACGGGGGTCAACGTGACCTTTGCACGAGGCGTCGAGATCGAGATGCGCGATGCTTCGCACCGCTTGCTGGTGGTGCCACAGCATCCGGTGCAGGTCTTCGATCACGACCTGTTCATGTGGTCTCCGTTCTTCAACGATGTGTGCTGGGTGCCGCACCCGCATGCCAATGGCCAGCACGTACTTCGCCTGTCCATTGTCATGCGGATGCGCAGCCACCCTGATTATTGGGAAGCAGGGCATACCTACATCACGGATGTTGCGGCCCTTCGATCGAAATGGCCGCAGTTCACCGGACAAAAATTCTGAGTATGTACAACTACACGCAGATGGTGGGAGGCGAGGAGACGTGGCAAGCAGTGCCTGTGGCAATGCTGCCGAGCGTCCTTGCCAAGAAACCGCGGTTCACCACGGTTCTGTCGGTGTCGCAACTGGTCGAGGTGCTCGCCAATGAAGATCGTGACAAGCTGAAGTACCAGGGCCCGTTCTATCTGGACTGGGACGGGGACCTGGACTTGACGACGGAGAAGTGCGCGACGCTGCTGGCATCGCTGCAGGACAAGGGGCTGAACCTGCAGGCCTGCCGCCTGTACGCCACCGGCGGGCGCGGCTACCACTGCGAGATCCCGCTCGAGTGCTTCATGCCGAAGGTGCCCAAGGGCGGCATCGCGCACCTGCCGGTGATCTTCAAGTACATGGCGCTGGACATCGCGGTCGACACGCTGGACCTGCGGGTCTATTCCGGCGGCCGCGGCCGGATGTGGCGCACGCCGAACGTCGAGCGAGAGAACGGCCGCTTCAAGGTGCCGATCCACTATCACGAGCTGCTCGAGATGACACCCGAGCGCTACGTTGAAATCACCTCCAAGCCGCGCGAGCTGTGGCCGCTGGACCCGCCGACGCAAGCGGTGGGCCTGACCTTGATCTACGACAAGGCGGTGCAGGAAGTCTCGGCCAAGCTGGCCAAGCGCAAGAAGAAGGGCAACGAGGCGGGCATCCTCAAGGGCCGCTCGCTGCCGTCGCTGCAGGCGATGATGGAAGGCCGCGGCATCAAGGGCGACACGGGCTTCCACCAGCTGTCTATGCAGCTGGGCATCATCGCCGACGGCCTGGGCTGGGACGAAGACCGCCTGGCGCAGGAGTGCGAGGGCCTGATCCAGAGCCACAGCGGCGACGGCACCCGCTACAACACGCCGGAGAAGCGCCGCTTCGAGCTGGTCCGCATGCACCGGTTCATGGCCGACAACCCGTGCTACGAGTTCTCGGTCGGCGCGGTCAAGGTGCTGCTGACGCACGACGCTCCCGATCTCGACGGCGTCCCGGCCTCGCGCGAGCAGATCGACGAGGACATCGAGAAGGCGGCCACTCGCGTCATCAATCCCGACGGCGAAGCGCTTGCCAAAGAGATCCTCGGCGAGTACGAGGATGTCGGCATCACGGTCGAGCTGACCAAGTACGGCGTCTACGTCGACACCGAGCACGGCAAGAAGCGCATCTGCGCGATGTCGTTCGACAACATCCACATCCTGCGCGACGTGGGAACGAACCAGGTGTCGTGCTACGAGGCGGACATCCTGATCAACGGCCGCTTCGTCGGGCGGCAGACCATCGAGCTCGACATCTTTTCCGGCTTGCAGGCATTCAACCGCTTCTGCAGTCGCCACGCTCATGCGCTGCAGGGGCAGGACCATCACGTGAGGGGGCTGATGATGAGCATCGCCAAGAAGGGGGCCGAAGAGGGCAAGGTCATGTACGTCGCCAAGCGCGAGGGCCTGGATGTCATCAACATCCCCGGGCACGAGAACGAGCAGCTGCGCGAGCCGTTCATGGTCTGGTCCGACAGCCGCGGCGTGCTGATGCAGCCGCGGGCCCGCGAGACCGGTGTGCAGATGTCATTCCAGGGCTTCCCCGATCCGCGCGGCAACTACCGCACCGATATCGCCGACGCGCCGCGGCTGGTCGAGTGGATCCAGGACGAGGCCAACCAGGAGACGCTCAAGACCGCGCTGCACAGCTTCTTCACCTGCCAGCGCCCCGACGTCATCGGCAACATGGTCGGGTGGAACACGGCGTGCTTCTACCGGATGCTGTTCCACAAGGCGTTCGACAAGTTCCCGCTCATGCACGTCAACGGCGCGGCCGGCGCCGGCAAGACGGAGATGAACCTGAAGATGCTCTCCCTGAACTACTTCAGGCAGGAGCCCAAGCAGCTGACGCCCGAGTCCACCCTCTTCGCGATCCAGCAGCACCTTGCCTCGTCGGCCAGCATCCCGCTGATGATCGACGAGTACAAGCCGCACGAGATGGGCTACGAGCTGCACAACAAGCTGAAGCTGCTGTTCCGTGACGCCTACAACAACCGCGAGGTGATGCGAGGCGGAGGCACTCGGGAGAGTGACGACTACCGCATGCTGCACTCCACGCAGCTGTCCGCGCCGATCCTGTTCATCGGCGAGGTGATGGAAGAAGAGCCTGCGGTGATGGAGCGCGTGGTGCTGGTCACCGTGGTGCGCCCGCCCTCCGCGGTGGCCATGAAGTGGTCGGCCCGCTTCAACGTGTTCAAGCGCAGCTGCCACGTGATGGCCATCCTGGGCCAGTACCTGGCCGCCTCGATCGTCAACGACTACTCGGTCAAGCAGCTGATCGACGAGTTCTCGCCGATGTACGACGCGGCCAAGGACAAGTACCTGCTGACCGAGGCCGACATGACGGCCGGCTTGCCGGAAGAGGTGCTGCGGGCCAAGCAGGGTGCGAAGGAGCGCACGGTCTACAACTTCACGGTCTCCAAGTTCGGCTTGCTCAAGATGAAGGCCTTGCTTGCCGAGATCTTCGGCCCCGAGGAGTTCGCCGAAGAGTTCGCCGCGATGGAAGACGCGATCTACTCTCGCATGGCGGATCTGCTGCCGGCCACCCAGGCCGAGTATCTGCGTGTGCTCAACACCATGGCGCACATGAGCTACGGCGATCGCGAGCACGACTCGATGTCGGTCCTGCAGAAGGGACGCGACTACGAGTTCCTGTCCTTCGGCGGCAAGGATGCGATCGAGTTCTCGATGCGCACGGCCTACGGCCGCTACCGCATCCACCAGAAGAACGTCGGCTACAAGCCGCTCTTCTCTGGCGACATGGCGTTCCTGCACGCCATGAAGGACTCTCCAGCACTGCTTGCCCATGGGCCAGGCCAAGTGCTGGAAGTCGCCGGCGGCTCGTACATCTTTGATCTAGACGAATTGAGAAAACTTGGCGTTGATGAGTTCAAGTCTTCTTGACGAATTTACCAAGTTTGTCTACGATCATCGTTAGATAACAGAATTGCGGTAGCCCGCACGACAGGCCGGAAAGAACGGCCACAACAACGTGAACTTGACTGGAAACAAAAATGCCTTTGATTCGAAAGAACCCTGCTGCCAAATTCGAAGAGCCGGCTGCCGGCGCCGCGGTGCAAGAAGCGGAGAAGCCGGAGACTCCGGCGGCCGCCCCCGCCCCCGCTGCTGCACCGGCCGCCCCTGCTGCCGCCCCGGCGGCAGCGCCCGCCGAGACCAAGACGGTCACCTCGACCGGCCAAGGTCGCCCGGCTGCGGGGCACCCGAACTACCAGGCGCCGCAAAGCGCCCTGGTGCGTCAGCAGGTCAACGCCGGCGCCCTGGCCGTGCAGCAGCCCAAGGTCGACCCGGTGCTGCAGGAGCTGAAGGACGCGATGCCGGTGGAATGGGACACGTTCCCGCGGCTGAAGGCGGGTCCGGGTTGCATCATCGACGCCGATGGCAAGTCGCTGGGAAGCGAAATCGAGATGCAGGTGGTGTCGTGGCAGGACGGCTGGGACGTGTCGCCCGGTGAGGACAGCGAGCGCGCCAAGCAGCACGTGGGCTACTCCGACGACGGCGTCCACATGAAGGACACCGGCATGACGGTGGCCGACTACCTGGTGGAGTTGCGTTCGCTGGGCTTCAAGGACGCGAAGACCATCCAGAAGGCCACGGTCGTCGGCATCCTGATCGCTTCGGAGAAGGACTCGACCCACCTGGGCAACACGGTGCAGCTGTCGCTGTCGAACCAGGCGCGCAAGACCTTCGAGCGCTACCGCTTCGACCGCACGATCAAGGCGCAGATGGGCAAGCAGTCGCCTGTCGGTGCCGAGTTCATCAACGTCAAGGCCCACCTCAAGAAGACCAGCGGCAACAAGGACTGGACCCTGCTGGACGTCACCGGCGCCGCCGTGCCGGCCTGATTCCCGACGAGAGCGGCCCCCTGCGAACCGGAAGTCCAGGGGGTTTTGGCCCGGTCGTCGAAAGGCGACCGGGCTTTTTCAAACCAAGGAGAGAAGATGACCCGACAACTCACGGGGCACATCGTGAACCCGGCCAACGACCAGATCGTGATCGAGGTGCTGGACGAACCTGGCCACGGCGGCGCCTGCCATGAGTACAGCGTGTCGTTCCCTGGCGCCATGGGGAACATCGACATCTGCTTCCAGAACGGCCCCATCGCCGAAGCTGGTGTCAACGGCCTGACGCACGAAGTGCTGCTGGCCATCCTCGAGGACCGCCTGAAAGGCTTCCAGGCCGGTCCCTATGCGTGCGAAGAGAACCGCCTGGCTCTCGAGTACATCCGGGCTGCCCAAGAGCAGCTGCAAAGCCGGACGAAGGCGCGCATGGCGCGCGGCGTCGAAGGCACTCATCAACCCTGAAAGGAACCACAACCATGGCAACCAAGAACCCGTTCAAGATCAACAGGACCGTCCGCTTCACCCGCCGCAACGGCGTCGTCGCCACCGGCCGCATCAGCGCCCAGGACCACTCCAACGGACCTTGGGTCCTGGTCAACACCGCCGAGAAGGGCAAGGCGCCGAAGATCACCAAGGTCCGCCCGTCGCAGCTGCAGTTCGTCTGACCATGGCTCTGCGCTACCAGATCGTCTGCCGCGCCTGCGGCAAAGCCAAGAGCGTGCTGGGCGGCTCCGGTGGCGCAATCCCCACCACCTGCGCAACCTGCCGCAACGCGAGCAAGAAGGCGAAATGAACTACTGGATCTGCGACACCGAGACCACCGGTCTGTACAACGCCGGCGCCGTTGAGATGGCGTTGATCCAGATCGACGAACAGCTCAACATCCTGCGGCAGTACGAATCGCTCACCAACCCCGGCATCCCGATCGAGCCGGGCGCCACGGAGATCCACGGCATCACCGACGCGGACATCGCCGAGGCGCCGTCGCCCGAGCAGTTCGTGCAGGAGATGATCGACGACGGCGCGGACTTCAGCGACGTGTGCTTCATCGCGCACAACAGCAAGTTCGACCTGAAGTTCTACCGCCCGTTCCTGGGCGTCAGGGTCGACATGTGCACCCTTGCCATGGCGCGTCGCTCGATCCGCGGCAGTCCCAACTACAAGCTGGTCACGCTGGTCGAGTTCCTCGGCTTGCCACAGCGCCAGGCGCACTCAGCGATGGGTGACTGCCTGAGCGTTCACGACCTTCTGTGCCGCCTTGTCGCTGACAGCGGCCGTCCCTTCACCACTTATGTGGGCCTGGCTCAGAAGCCTCAGATGGTTCACATCATGTCGTTCGGCAAATACCAAGGCCGCTCGATCATGTCCATTCCGCGCAGCTATCGCCAGTACATGCTCAACAACTTCGAGCTGGACAACGACATGCGCTACACCCTCGAAACCCTCGCGAAGACAGGAGTCTGAAATGAACTTCCAACAATACGTGCAGACCGTGCGCCTGCGCTGCAAGCAGTTGGATCACAAGGATCAGATCGATCACGCCAAGATCGGCATGATCACCGAGCTGGGCGAGCTGGGCGATCTGCTCAAGCGCGCCTTCGTCTACGGCAAGGAGTTCGACCCGGTCAACCTGCTCGAAGAAGTCGGCGACTTTCTGTGGTACTTCGTGCTGTACCTCGACGAGATCCGGATGCACGCCGCCGAGATCGACGCTGCAGCGGCAAGGGCGCAAGTGGCGGTGTCGAACGACGGTGGGCGCGACAGCGAGATCTCCTACTGCTTCGCGCTGTCGCTCTTCGTTGGCAATGTGGCGTCGCACGGAGAGCTCCCGCAAGAAGCGCATGGCATGGCGGCCGAAGGCGTGCTGATGATCTGCCTGGGGCTGCTGCGCAAGCACGGCTTCACGCTGGAGCAGTGCCTGGACACCAACGACGCCAAGCTCGAGAAGCGCACCGGCAAGGCGTTCAACGCTGCGGCGATCCTGGATCGCGACGTGGCCGCCGAGCGCGCGATTCTGGAGGGAGGCGCGAATGGGTGAGTACGAGAGCTACCTCGACCACATCATGCAGCACGGGGTCGACAAGGGAGACCGCACCGGCACCGGCACGCGCAGCGTGTTCGGCTACCAGATGCGCTTCGACCTGTCGAAGGGCTTCCCGCTGATCACCACCAAGCACGTGTCATTCAAGACGATCGCGCTGGAGCTGCTGTGGTTCCTCAAGGGCATGACCAACGTGCGCTGGTTGCAGGAGCGCGGCGTGACCATCTGGGACGAGTGGGCCGACGAGAACGGTGATCTGGGGCCCGTGTACGGCTCGCAGTGGCGCAGCTGGCCGGTGCTCCACGAGAACGAGCCGCCCTCCACCGGCTGGTGGCGCGACAGCATCGACCAGCTTGCCGACGTCATCTACACGATCAAGACGAACCCCAACAGCCGGCGCATGCTGGTCACGGCCTGGAACCCGGCCGAGGTGGCGCTGCAGGCCCTGCCCCCTTGCCACTGCCTGTTCCAGTTCTACGTGGCCGACGGCAAGCTGAGCTGCCAGCTGTACCAGCGCAGCTGCGACTCGTTCCTGGGCGTGCCGTACAACATCGCGAGCTACGCGCTGCTGACGCACCTCATCGCCAAGATGTGCAACCTGGAGGCGGGCGACTTCATCTGGACCGGCGGCGACTGCCACATCTACTCGAACCACTTCAAGCAGGTGGTGGAGCAGCTCGGCCGCACGATGCGGCCTTTCCCTCGGCTGCTGGTGCACAGCGCACCGGAGAAGATCGAGGACTATGGCCTGAGCAACTTCGAGATCGTCGGCTACAACCCGCACCCGGCGATCAAGGCACCGGTGGCTGTCTGATGGCCACACGCCGAGACCTACCACTGGCCAAGGCGGTGGCCCGGGCGTTCAACCGCCTGGGCTTCTCGTCTCAGGACCTGCTGACCGGGCAGATCGTGCACACGACCTTGCCCTGGCAGAACCCACCGCTGATGTGCGATGCCACGCTAGACGGCCTACCACTGACGGACTACCTGAACTACAGCCTGCCGATCGACATCGACAGGCTGTATGACTTCTGGCTGCAGGGATTGCAGGATCTGGGCGAGCAGCCGACCAAGGCGATCGGGCCTGGCGGCTGGCGCGGCACGTCCGCGGCGCTGCCCAACGTGTCCGCCGGCGAGCGCCTGCTGCGCCTGTCGATCCCCGAGGGCTTTCCCGAAGACGTCGAGCCCTTCGCCGGGCAGACGTTCTCGATGGAGATCGCCCAGATCGTCTACCTGTCCTGGGACCAGGTGGAAGAGCTGGTCAGCAACGACCACAGCTACTACGTGAGGCTGAAGGACGGGCGCGCGATCGGCGTGGCCAACGGCGTGCCGATCGCACCCTCGACCTGGAACGTGCCGCTGGACAGCGTGCAGCTGCACCTGCAGCGCGGCCGCGGCCGCACCGTGACGACTTGCCGGTATGACCTGCTGGCCAAGGTGCGCTCCGTGCTGTACGAGAGCGCCGCGCGCTTTGACGAGTTCGACGGCCTCGACTGGGCGCTGCAGGCGCTGCAGCGCATGTGCGGCGACCAGCTGTGCGCCGCGCTGCAGCACGCCATCGAGGGCATGTCCTACGACGCCGCCGAGGCGCGGCGCAAGCTGAAGGCAGTCAGCGAGGCGCTGGCCTTGATGGAGTCGTGGCATGTGCACGACCGCGTCAAGATCACCTCGATGTTCGAAATGCTCGTGCCGCGTGTGCTGAAAGCCTCGCAGTTCCAACGCAGCATCTTCAACATGTACCAGACAATTCCGGCGGTGCTGACGCCGGCGACCGAGAAGAAGATCACCACCTTCCTACGCAACCTCAAACAACGACTGGAGCGGGAATGCAAACCTATCGACCGTACCTGATTGGCCTGGCCGGCAAGGCAGGTGTCGGCAAGGACACCGTGGCGCACATGCTGGAGGCACCGCGGTACCACTACGCTTTTGCCAGGCCGCTGAAGGCGATGCTGACCACGATCGGCATCTACGAGCCGATACGCGAGAAGAAGGAGGCCGTGCTGCCGCGCTTCGGCTTCTCCTACCGGCAAGCAGCGCAGACGCTGGGCACCGAATGGGGCCGCGCACTGCACCCCGAGCTGTGGCTGCTGCTTGCCCAGATCGAGTGGGAAGAGCGCGCCAAGGCCTACCACTCCTTCATGATCATCACCGACGTGCGCTTCGAGAACGAGGCGCAGTGGGTGCGCGAGAACGGCACGGTCGTGCACATCGTCGGGCGAGAGACGACGGTGCAAGGTGCGGCAGCCGGGCATGCAAGCGAGGCAGGCTTGGCGGTGTGGCCGCACGACGACTACATCCTGCACAACGACAGCACGATGGAAGTTCTGCGGGCACGGGTGGAAGAGCTTGGCGAGTGGATTCGTCAGCGCAAGGAGGCGCGTAAGTGAAGATCGCATTTGACATGTCGTCCTACATCTGGACGGCACTGCTGGTCGGCAAGGACGAGGAGGGCGGCTACCAGGTGCCGCACCCGAGCAAAGCGGAGAAGATGGTTCACGTCAACTCCGCGGACTACGGCTACGAGAACGTCATCAACATGATGTGCGCGGCGCTGCACACCTTCCAGTGCGCGCCCATCGACTGCCTGCTCATCTTCGAAGGCATGCAGTCGAAGAAGCAGCGCATGATGATCGACAAGGAGTACAAGGCCGGGCGCGATGCGGACCGGCCGGCGGAAGCCTACGTTGAATTCGAGAAGGTGCGCGAGCGGGTGCGCAAGACGTGGAAGGACCTGGGCGCCTGCGCGGTGAGCCAGCCCTTCGTCGAAGGTGACGACGTGCTGGCCTGGCTGGCGCGCGAGACCGAAGAGGACATGGTCATCGCAACGCGCGACCGTGACCTGACGGTGCTCAACCAGGTCAACGACTACGGCGCGACGGTGCAGGTCCTGTGCGGCGACCACAAGATCGGCGAGAACCCGTACGGACCGTGGGATCTGAAGCTGCTGCCGCTGTACAAGGCGCTGGTCGGCGATTCCAGCGACAACATCAAGGGTGTCGTCGGCTTCGGCGACGGGAAGTGGATCGACTTCCTCTCGAAGTACGGCGAGGACGGCGCGCTCGAGCTGCTGGAGCTGCTCGAGCAAGGCGCGCTGGGCCCGCTGCACGCCCAGGCCGAGGAGTGCAAGCTGATCAAGCTGATCTGCTCGCAAGAGGCCAACGCGATCAAGTCGTACAAGTGCGGCCGCCTCTACCCCGACTGGGTCAACACGCTCAAGCACCAGGTCGAATTCAGCCCCGGCATGGTCTCGCTCGAGCACCAGGCTGATGAGCGGCTGCAGCGCTGGGCCGGCGAGGCGCACCTGATCACGGCCGACAACTTCGACTTCATGACCCAAGCGGCCGAGCGGCCCCTTGCCGCCTCGCCCGAGCTGATCCTGGACATCGAGACGTCCACGCCGCCGGAGTCGGACGAATGGCTGGCCGCGCAGGGCGATCCCGAAGGCGTCGACGTGCTGGGCAGCAAGCTCACCGGCCTGGGCCTGACCTTCGGGCGCAACAACAACATCACCTACTACTTCTCGGTCGACCACGCCCGTACGCAGAACGTGTCGAGCCAGCAGGTGTGCGGCTTCATCGCGAACGCCTGCAAGCTGGGCAAGCCGCTCGTGATCCAGAACGTCAGCTTCGAGCTGGCGGTGCTGTACAACGAGTGGGCGGCCGAGATGGAGAAGGCCTTCCCCGAGTACCGCGGCTTCCTGCCCCGCGTGCTGGACACCAAGTTCGAAGCGAGCTACGTCAACGAGAACGAGAAGACGGGCCTGAAGGGCCGCTCGAAGATGCATCTGGGCTACGAGCAGCAGACGTACGACCAGACGACCAAGCTGTCCGGCAAGATGGGCACCTTGCCGCCGGGCGGGCGCCAGCTGCGGGTCTGGGACATCCCGCTGGACATCCCCGAAGGTGCACCGGCGCAGCCGCTGGAGCGCCACGAGGAGCGGCGCTACAAGGTGAACGAGCTGAGCGCGGAGCACGTGTTCGGCTACGGCATCGACGACACGATCTGCACGGCGGCGCTGCACAACTACTACCGCCTGGTGATGCAGCTGGAGCATACCTGGGACGTCTACCTCGACGTCGAGATCGACGCGGCCTACCAGCACGCGAAGAACTTCATCGATGGCACGCCGGTGTCGATCGAGACCAGCAATCAGCTGATGCGTGCTGACGACGCCAAGTCGGAGGCGGCCTGGGCGACGGTGCGCAACTACCTGATCGAGCAAGGCTTCGAAGGCACGGTGTGCCCCGAGCTCGACGCCAGCGCTCCGCTGGAGCTGGCCGACATCAAGGAGATCTTCTCGATCTGCGCGCCGCGCAACTTCCGTGGCTACCAGGACGTCGACGAGGACGGCGAGCCTTGCCCTCGCAAGCTGCGCAAGGCCGATCGCGCCGTGGGCAACATGTCGCTGCCCAAAGTCATCGTGCACATCAAGGAAGTCGAGGATGAGCCGACCCTGGCGCTGCTGCTCAAGCCGCTGATTGAACCTGGCTTCGCCCAGGCCGACGTCGATCGCCTGAACAAGTACATCGCTGATCACTTCAACGGTGAGCCGGAGAACCCGGTCGGCTCGCCGAAGAAGCTGGCCAAGCTGATGTATGAAGTGATGGGCCTGCCGATTCGGGTGCGCAACAACCCGACGGATGCGATGCGCAAGGCGGGCATCTTCGAGGGCAACCCGAAGACGGACGTGCTGGCCATCGAGTACGCGATGCGAGACGCCAAGAACGAGCAGCAGAAGGCGGTGCTCAAGGCGATCAAGATCATCCAGATGGTGCGCACGCGCCACTCGCTGTACTACGACAAGTACCCCGGCTTCGTGCACTGGAAGACCGGCCGGGTGCATTCGCAGCACAACCAGTGCCAGGCCAACACCCGCCGGGCGAGCGAGTCGGGCCCGAACAAGCAGCAGCTGCCCAAGCACATGAAGATCGAGGGCGAGCCGCCGCTGTACCGCGAGGTGGTCGTCCCGCATCACCGCAACGCCGTGGTTGTGTCGCTCGACTTTGAATCGCAGGAGCTGGTGATCCTGGCCGAGAAGAGCCACGACCCGAACCTGATCTCGATCTTCGTGCCGCCCCCCGGCGAGGACAAGAAGAGCCAGCACACCATCACCGGCCTGGGTATCTTCCAGAAGCTGAAGGCCGAGTATCGGGACACCACCTACCAGCAGTTCGCGGCGATCCTGGAGGACAAGACGCATGCCTGGCACGCCGAAGCCAAGGCAGCGCGCGCACTAGGCAAGAAGCTCAACTTCACGGCTGAGTACGGCGCCATGGCCGAGAAGGTGAAGCAGACGCTGCTGCTCGACAGCGTCGACGAAGCGCAGGACTTCCTGGATGCGCGTGAAGCGCAGTTCCCGCTGCTGACCAGGTGGAAGCGCAGCGTGGTCGAGTTCGTGAAGCGGTACGGCTATGTGCTGACCATGGAAGGCGCGCGGCGCCACCTGCGCGACTCGATCATGGGCGACGATGCGTGGGAGGCGATGAAGGCCGAGCGTCAGGCCATCAACATGGAGATCCAAGGCAGCGCGGCCGAGCAGACCAAGAAGGCCGAGGGGCGCATGTGGCAGGCTGGCTTGTCGTTCAAGTACGACGCGATCTGCTACGGCCCGATTCACGACGAGGTGGTCTGGAGCGTGGCGATCGACGACCTGCACGAGTTCCTACCCGAGCTGCACGCTTGCATGGTGGCGCCGTACGGCGGTATCACCGTGGTGCCGATTGGCTCGTCCATCTCGTTCGGCCCGGACTTCTACAACCAGATCGAGATCGGCAACCAGCCGACTCGTGAAGCCATCGAAGGCGGTTTGAAGAAGTACGCCGAGATGATGGACGAAAGGCTGGCAGCGTGAGCGCGGTCAAGCAGCTGCGGCGAAAGGTCGGCTATGAAGGCGACACGCCGCGCTGCTGCAGCTGCGTGCACTACAAGCGGCCCGGAATGATGCTGATCAACAGCTTGCCCCGGGCTGTGCCGCCCTGGTGCAAGTTGCACGAGTTTCGTGTCGGCGTGAACGGGCTGTGCAACACATGGGCAGGCACCAACGGAGACGTACTGGCATGAGCAACACACCACCTGACTGGAAGACCTGGGCCGAGCAGTTTGAGCGCACGCTTCGAAGGGATTTCGACGACTGGAGCAACCAGCAGACCCAGTGGCCGAACCCACCGGGCATTGAAGAGGCCATCAGCTTTCACCACTTCTTGCTGGGCAAGATTGGTGGTGCGCTGGTCATCACACTCAAGCGACTTGCAGAACTGGAGGCGCGCCAGTGATATGGCCTGGATTTACCGTTGCAGCCGATGCCGGACGAGAAACACGTTCCGTCGTGCGGTGCACGACTACATCATCAAGCGCAAGTGCCGGCACTGCGGACACCGACGTTTCTATGTGGACAAGGAGCGAGTCCGTCGCAAGCCCTGCAAATGCGCTGGCTACCACCATCCCCATCGCATGTTCTCGAAGTTCTGCGATCACCGGCCCGAGTCCATCGTCCACAGGGCAGCGCGCGAGGGCACTGCCGGCGAGGCGCTGTGGGATGTAGCGATGGAGGCGGCTTGGAGCGGTGGCCGCGTAACGGACGTCTGTCCATTTTGAAAGGCAACTATGAGTCTTACTTTTGACGTACTCCGGCAGGCCAACATTGCGCGGCTGCCGCAATTCAAGAACAAGCACGGTGACCTTGCGCACCGCATGCCCGACGGCAGTGACTGGAGCCCGGCACAGTGGCTGCAAGCGCTGATTGGCGAGCTTGGCGAGCTGGCCAACGAGCGCAAGAAGTTTGAGCGCGGTGACCTAACGATCGCCGAGTTCCAGGAGAAGGCGGCGCGCGAGCTGGCCGATGTGCAGACCTACCTCGACATCTACGCACGGCGCATTCTCGACATCGTCGACGACGGTCGGGTTGTGCATGCCCATCCGACTGGCGTGAATCTCGGCGAGGCGACGATCCAGAAGTTCAACGAGGTGTCGCGGCGCGTGGACGCAAACGTGTTCATCACGCATACCTTCGTCGACGGGAAGTGGCTCAGCCACGTGGCGGGAGGAAAGCTGTGACCACAATCGGTGAAGCCCTCCCCTACGAGATGCGGCGTTGCCGCCAGATCCTCGTGCACGCCAAGGAGATCGGCCCCGAGGGCGTGTTCCTTGTGCACATGCTGCAGCTGGCGCTGCTGCAGGCCGAGCGGGCCCTGGCCAACGGTGACGTGGCCGGGATGCTTGTGGCCTACGAAGAGCTGAAGGACTTCAAGGAGTGACGCCCTTCGACGACTTCTTTCGCCACAACTACCGCCGGATGGTGGGGTACTGCTCAGCCTTCTTCAACGAGTCGGACGTGGAGGAGGAAGTCGCCTCGGTCATCTATGCCTGCTACGACGAGTACGCAGCCAAGATCGAGAGCGCGGGGCGCGAGGCAACGATGCGGGCCTGGATGAACCGGCGCGTGCTGCTCAACCTGCGCAGCCGCTACCGCAACCATGACATCGCCCGCACCGAGCAGCTCGAGACGTACGAGCAGCTGACGTTCGACGACCCCGAAAGCATTCTCGAGCTCAAGCAGACCTTGCCCCCTGTGCATCCCATCCTGATCGACTACGAGCCCTACGGCGGCGCGGCAAGCGCGCGGGGCGAGAACACCAGCGCCGACAAGACGCGGTTCTGCCGCGAGAGGAAGAAATTCATGGAGGCATTCCGATGAGCGCAGCCAACCGCGGCAAGTACGCCGAAGGCGAGGTGCGCAAGCACCTGCAGAAGATCGACACGAAGACCGTCTGCTTCGACTGGGAGCGCGTGCTCGACGCCCACGCCGCCGGCGGCCGCTTCGCCGCACGCACCGGCGACTTCGCCTGGTGGGCGCCCAACGCACACGGCGTGCTCGAGTGCAAGGAGGTGGAGCACGCCTTTCGCTTGCCCTACAAGAACTACGAGCGCAGTGCGGTGGCCAAGGTCTACAAGCGGCAGCTTGCCGGCGGCAAGGTCAACGTCGTGGTGTGCCACATGCCGATGAAGGTGTGGCGCAACGTGCCGTTCGAAGTCTTCCGAAAGCGCAACGAAGCCACTCCCAGCGGCAGCTGGGATCTGTCAGAATTTCCAACTTTCAACACGCTGGCGGATGCCCTGAAGGGCACGATGCTGGCAATTAGCTAAGGACTCTATGCGCCCACTCTTCCACATCAACGACGTCCACATCGGCGCGATCCGCACGGCCGGCACCACGCCGGCGACGGCGTACCAGCTGCGGCTGGACCTGATCGAAGGCTTCGGCTCGCTGCTGGAGATGGCCACCGGCTGCGACCTGATCATCAACGGCGACCTGTTCGACAAAGAGAACGTGCCGATGAGCGACCTGTATGCGGCCTACTCGCTGCTGCGCACCTGGATGCTGGCCAACCCGCCGAGCTACCTGATCATGCCGCCGGGCAACCACGACCTGTCCAAGACGTCGACGGTCTTCACGTCGTTCGATCTGCTGGTCAAGCTGCTGGAGAGCGAGTTCGGTGCGCGGGTCTTCTCGATGCGCACGGGTGTCGGCTTCGCCGGCTCGTGGATCATCCCCCACGTGCCCAATCAGGACCTGTTCAACCTCGAGCTGGCCAAGGTACCGCCGGGCACGAAATACCTCTTCCTGCACTGCAACGTCGACAACGGCTTCGCGGTCGAGGCCGATCACTCGCTCAACCTGTCGCTGGAGCAGGCCGAGAAGCTGCCCGTCGAGCGCATCATCGTGGCGCACGTCCACCAGCGCGCCGAGTACCTGCACGGCAAGGTGCTGCTGCCGGGCAACCAGGTCCCGTCGAGCGTGGCCGACTGCCTGGGCAACGATCGGAAGTACGCGCTGAAGCTCCACGCCGATAAGGTCGAGTACGTCGAGACGTGCCGCATGAGCGACTGCTTCCTGCGGGTCGACTGGCGTGCGCTGGACGGCGCGGACACGGACATCGCGTTCGTCCGGGTCGAGGGCGAGTGCGAGGCCCACGAAACGAGCGAGGCCGTGAAGGCGATCAGCCAGAAGCGCAAGACGTCGCCCGCCCTGGTCATCACCAACAGCGTGAAGATCGAAGGCATGGACGACCAGAAGCAGATCAAGACCAACCTCGAGGAGATCAAGTCGTTCAAGGTGCTCGACGCCTTGCTGGAGATCCTCACCGAAGAAGAGCGCGCGATCCTCGTGCCGCTGATGGAGGAGAACAATGTCTGAAGAGCAAGTTCCTGTACACCCTGTGCAGACGTCGCGCCACTGGCGCGGCCAGGCCCATGCACCGCAAGCGGTGACGCTGCGGGCCTACGAGGTCTACTGCCACGTGCACGGCCCGCAAGAGGCAATGGTCACAGGCGGCTGCCGTGGCGGGTTCTCCACGGGCGAGCTGGTTGCCTTCCTGTACGCCCACTCCTTTCCGAAGGGTGAGTGGCGGCAGCGCGTCAATGAAGCCTTCCGGGGGATGAAGAATGTTTGACCAACTCGTACTTACCAACTTCCGGCAGCACGAGTCGCTGACGATCGACTTCGAGCCGGGCCTGATCGCGATCCGCGGCGCCAACGAGCGCGGCAAGACGACCATCAACGAGGCGATCGGTTACGCCATGTTCGGCAGCGACGCGCTGCGCGACCCCATCGACGACGTCGTGACCTGGGACAAGCCGCTCAACTCGATGCAGGTGCAGCTGGACTTCACCCACGACGGCGTGCGCTACCGCGTCACGCGCAGCAAGCGCGGCGCCGAGCTTGCCGCACCTGGCTTGTCCGTCACCGGCCAGGGCGAGACGCGCAAGTTCATCGAGACGCTGCTGGGCACCACCGCCAAGACGGCCACCAACCTGATGATGGCCGACCAGGGCAAGCTGCGCGGCGCGCTGACCGACGGTCCGGCCAAAGCCGTCGAGCTGATCAGCGAGCTGGCCGACTTCGACCTGATCGACCGCATCGTGTCGCTGGTGCAGTCCAAGCTGCCCACCGGCAGCGCCAAGGCCGCCGAGGAGCGCCTGGCCACGCTCAGCACGCAGCTCGAGCAGCACACGGTGCCCGAGCTGGACGTCTCGGCCGAGGAGGCCGAGCTGGAGCAGACCAACCAGACGCTCCAGCTGCGCTACGCCGCGCAGCTGGAGCTCGACGCCTCGCTCAAGGAAACGGGCGCCGAGGCGGCGCGCGCCGCGATCAACGCCGCGGCGGCCGCCGAGCGCGACGCGGCGCGGCTGGAGCAGCAGGTCGCCGACGCGCTGCAGGCCTCGCTGGTGGTGCCCAAGGCACCGGAAGCCAGCGAGGGCCAGGTCGAGGCTTGGCGCGCGGCCATGGTCGAGGAGAAGGCCGCCGGCGCCGCGCGCACCGCCTGGGCGGCGCTGAGCGCGCTGGTCGAGCCCGAAGCGCTGTGGGAGGGCGACCGCGCCTCATTCGAGGAGGAGCGCGCCCAGTACCAGAAGTTGGTGAGGGACTACTCCACGCGAATGCACGCCGCCGACCTGGAGCGCACGCAGGCCGTCAGCCAGATCATCAAGGAGCAGACGTGCGGGCTGTGCGGCAAGGACCTGTCGGACGTGCCGGAGGTGGTGCGCCGCAATGCGGAGCTGGAGGAGCGCGGCAAGGGGGCCTGGGAGCGTCGGGAGGCCGCCGGCAAGGCGCTGCAGGACGCGCAGGCGGCGCTGGCCGACCTGGACGCCCTGGCGCGCGTGGCCGCGGCCTACGAGGCCACGGTGAACCGCTACAGCGCCTACGTCGACCTGATCGACGACCGGGTGCCCGCGCGCTGGGTGTGGCGCGGCGAGCCGCCGACGGCCGCCGGTTCGGCGCCGAACTACGACGCCCTGATCCGCGGCGCCGAGATGGCCCTGCGGGCGCACCAGACGGCCCTGGGCGCCCACGAGGCGGCCAAGGCGAACCACCTGCGCCTGGCGGCTCAGCTCGAGTCCTTCCTGCCCTCCGTGGCCGCGCTGCAGGCCGCCGTGCCGGCGGCGCGCGAGAAGCTCAAGCAGGCCGACCTGCTGGCCGCCCGGGTGCGCGAGGTGGGCGACGAGATCACGGCGCTGCGGGCGCAGGCCCGGGCGCTAGCCACGGCCATCACGCACAAGCAGGAGCTGCACGCCCAGCGCGAGCGCACGCAGCGGCTGCTGGAGCAGCAGGTCGCCGATGCCAAGGTCGAGCTGGCCAACCTGAACCGCAACAACGCCCTGCTGGCCAAGCTGCGCAACGCCCGGCCACAGATCGCCGACAAGCTGTGGGGCATCGTGCTGGCGCTGGTCAGCAGCGAGTTCACCAAGATCCGCGGCACGCAGACCGTCGTCACCCGCTCGGACAACGGCTTCCAGGTCGACGGCCGGCGCATCGGCAAGGGCGGCTTGTCAGGCTCGGCGCTCGACGCACTGGGCCTGGCCATCCGCTCGGCACTGACTCGCACGTTCCTGCCGGGCATCTCGTTCATGATGCTCGACGAGCCGGCGGCGGCGTGCGACGATGAGCGCGAGATCAACATGCTGGGCATGATCGCGGCCAGCGGCTTCGCGCAGGTGCTGCTTATCACGCACAGCGAGCATGCGGATGCGTTCGCAAGTCAGGTGGTGCGGCTGTGAAGCTCGAGGACATGATCGACTCGATGGGCTGGATCCCGCTGAAGCGGTACATCCAGATCACCGGCGAGAAGAAGTCCACCCTGCACATGCGCCGCATCAACGGCGTGTGGAAGGAGGGCGTGCACATCGCGACGCCGCCGGGAGGCGGCGCCTACATCAACTTCAAGGCGGTTGCCGAGTGGTGTGCGGCGAGTGCGCGCCCGGTGCACGACGTGCCCAAGCTGCTGGCCGAGCAGGTGCGCAAGGAGCTGAGCGAGGCTGGCAGCTAGCGGATCAGACCCTGGCGGAACGCCAGGGTCACCGCGTGCGTTCGGGTGAACGCGCGCAGCCTGTACAGCACCGCCCGCATATGATCGCCCGCCGTGGTCTGGGAGCACCCCAGCTGGCGGGCGATCATCTTGTCGGTCAGCCCCTCGGCGGCCAGCTGCAGGACACGCAGCTGCTTGTCCGTCAGCGGGTCGCCAGGCTTGCCGTGCAGAAGGCTCATGGCGTCAGCAGCATCTTGCCGTTGCCGAGCAGCTCGGCATGGCAATCCTTCATCACGTTGACGCAGTTCGCCATGAACACGTCCATGGGACCCTTCTCCTCTTCCTGGATCACGCCATCGCCGTTGGCGTCGAACGTCTGCTTCCAGGCCATGAAGTAGTCGGCATGCAGGCTGTAGCCGCGCTTCTTGCGCCCCGTCGCCGCGTACATGTCCGACGACAGGCCCATGTTGGTGGCCAGCTCGGGATCGCCCACCGGGATGTCGTAGATCACCTCGTAGGAGATCTTCGGCAGCGCCACCGGATGCGTCGCCGGGCACGACTTGATCTTGCCTGTCGGATCGAGATCCCAGCGCGTGGTCGGGTAGCTCATGTGCGACCGATGATCGGCACTGTCGAGGTCCACGCCGTTCCAGCACTCCGGAAAGTAGATGACCTGCCACATCTTCGTGCCGCCAGGGCAAGGCGGGATGAAGGTGCCCTTCTCGATCACCACGGCCGCGGTCTCGGTCGTCACAGGGATCACCTCGAAGGTGTCCTTGTGCAAGCCGTACTGCTGCGGCGTGTTCCAGCCCACGCACTTGTACTCGATCTTGCCGGCGTTGACCGGAGCGTCGTCGGTCATCTTGGCGCCGGCCACCATCTTCAGACCGAACGGCACGGCCGACAGCTGCGGGTGCTGCGCGCGCTTGAACAGGTGCCCCCACTTGTAGTAGATCATCACCTGTGCCGACAGCGGCTTGCCCGTGCGCAGATCGATCGACGAGGGCACCCAGAGCGCGGTCCTGTTCAACGCCCCGCCGCGGCAGTTCGACTTGCCCATCAGCAGCGCCGCAAGGTCGGTGTAGGCGTCCAGCGCGTCGTTGCCGAAGACCGTATGCAGGTGCGACACACCTGGCTGGTTCGGGTAGACGATCGGATCGTCGAAGGTGAAGTGCGAGAAGAAGCAGGTCGTGCGAAACGCCCCACCGGACTCGGTCGTGTACTGCGTGGGCGGCACGCCTTGCTCGTTGCCGAGCTTCTCGAGATCGGTGCCAGGGTGTGCTACGGGGATCTCGCTCATGACGACTTCGGCCATCTCGTGGCCGGCCATGAGCGAGTTCGGCCCACCCTTGACGCCGGCCATCGCCGGCACGCCCAGCAACAGCAGGGCAAACGCAACTAGCAACTGCTTCACGACATCTTCTCCGCTTTGGCCTCGACACGATCGAGGGTTTCACCGAGCGTGGCCTTGGCCGCCGCAACTTCTTCGTCCGACACCTCGACGGCGCCGGTGCTGATCGCTTCCTTGAGCAGCGGCATCAGCACGTTCTGCAGCGCCACTGCATCGTTGATCGCCTGCACCAGGTCGATGGTTCTCATTTCACAGCTCCCTGTTGTTCGCGCAGCTGCCGCTCGTACTCGATCAGCAGCGGCTGCACGGATTGAAGAATGCTTGTGCCGTCGCATGGCTCGACCTTGCAGCTGGCAAGCAGCCGCTCGGCCTCCTCGACCTTGGCCCGCGCCTTCTTGGCGGTGGCGACCCGCGCAAGCGCGGTGGCCTTGTCGATGCGGCCACGGTCGATGCCGTTTTCGATCAGCAGCACGTAGGCGTTGATCGTCTGGTAGGCCTTCTGCGTGGCCTGGTTCTTCGTCGGCGTGCTGGCGCAAGCCGCGAGGAACGCCAGCACGAATGCCAGCAGGAACAGCTTGAGGGCCTTCACTGCGTCGCCTCCGCGAAGTCGACGTAATACTTCTTGCCCGGTTCGAACTTGCCGAGCAGCGCCGGGTTGTTGATGTGCACCTCGCACGTCGCCGAGGGGGTCCACTTCGCGAACGTGTTGTCCTCGTCGCTGCCGTCGGCCGGGTAGCCACCCGACTTCGCGACCGCGGTGAACTTCACCTTCTCGCTCTTGTGCTCGCCGCTGCCGAAATGCTCGACGCTGCAAACTTGAAACTTGGCACGCATGAGGGCCATCGGAATCTCCTGATCAGATTGCCGCCTGTCCCGGGCGGCGCGGGACTACACGATCGAGACGTGGCTGAGCGCTTCTTGCGCAGCGGCGTACAGCGCGCGCCGCTCGACTTCGCCGTTGTTGCCGCCATTGATGCGCCGCGTGGTGCGATCGAACTCGCCCTGCTCAGCCATCTTGTTGCAGCCCGTCGTCGCCCAGTACCAGCCGGCCGTCATCACGGCGTCTTCAGGCTGCAGCACGAGCTCGGGGTGATCCTTGTAGGGCCGCCCAGCGGCATCGCCGGCGGCCATGTAGATGGCGCGGCCAGTGAGCTGGAAGAGACCACGGCCGCGGTACCGCCAGCCATCGCCGCTGCTGACATCACCGTTGCCGTTGATGTTGGCGTAGGCCAGGTTGGCCAGCTCCTTCGGCTTGCGGCAGTAGCTGGCCAAGGTGCCCAGGCCCAGCGGCTGCAGCCGGCGGTAGGCGTTGAAGATCGCCTGCGGCGTCTTGTAGTACAGGCTCTCTTCGAGGTGCGTGAAGTTCGCGCTCTCGTGCATGGCCTGCGCGATGAACGCCGCCTGCTGCAGATTCGTTCGGATGTCGAATCGCTTGAACGCTTTGTCCAAGTGCGGAGCAAACAGCTTGGCCTGCGTCGGTCGAACACCGCAAGCCAACAGACGGGGAACATCGATCGTCATATGGGTTGGAAAGCGGTTTCGCTTTCGGGTTCGCTTATGGAGCCCTCATTCTGCGCTTCCTAACGCAAAACGCAACCTGTAATGTGTGTCAGTGCTTGGTCGGACCGACGAATGCGTGGTATAGGCCAGCCAGGCCGGTGCCAATTGCAATGGCCCAGGGCAGGAAGACCTTGACCTTCTTGCGCAGCCACGTCGCATGGGAATCCTCGAGCAGCATCTGGCGCAGATGCCTCAGCTCTTCCGCAGACAGCGGCGGCGGATTCATTGGGGAATATGTTTCCAAACCGCCACTGTCTTCGTCGTTCATGATCAGGCAAAGGTAATGCTGAGGGTGTCTGCATCGTAACTCGGTGCAGCGCCGCCAGATGATACCGTTTTCGGAACACTTGGTGTGCCCCAGAAAAGCAAATTCCCCGCAGTAATAGCATCGTGAATACCCTGACCGTTCACAGTTCCCCAATCGGCATTCGGAGAAGCGAAGGTAATTGCGGCGTTATTCGCGATTCGGCCGGTGCTGCCTGTGCTCGCCACCGTGGTGCCGGCGCCCTGAGTGCCGCACAGCGACGTCAAGCTGGGCACCAGCGCGACCCGCGCGTAGTTGCCGGCTGAGAACTCGGTGCCGCCGCCGGCGTTCGTCGGCGCCGCGCTGAAGAGGCTGCAGTACAGCGTGGCTGGCCAGGTGTATGCCTGGCCGCGGAAGATCAGGTCGATCATCTTGTTAGCCAGGTAGTCGCTCATGCCGCCCACCAGGCCCAGCGTCATGTAGAGCGACCCGGCCGGCAAGCTCACCGGATCGCCGCTGTTGATCGTGATCGGCGCGACCAGCGGCAGGTAGAACCACATGTTGCCGCCACTCGAGGTATCGAAGATGCCCACGTGCGTTGCAGTGCCCCACGCAGAGCCTGCAGTGCCGAAGTTGACGGCACTGTTGTTGCTGGTCGCATGGCTTGTGCCGGTGCTGGCCAGCGTCGTGCCGCCGCCCTGCGTGCCGGCCATGGCGGACAAGCTGCGAGTGATGCCTTGCCGTAGGTAGCTGGTGCCCGACAGCTCCGTCAGCGAGCTGTCCGTCGGCGTGCCGCTGAGCAGAGCGACATACCAGGTGGCAGGAAGCGTGAGCCCCTGCGCACGGACAAAATCGGCAAGTTTGTTCTCAGCGTAGTCGGTGATGTAAGACATCGGATCTTCCTTTAAGCGCCGCCGGAATTTGCACCAACTTCCGCACGGATAGTGATCTGAGCAGACTGCTGCAGGGTCTCGCTGGCCACATCTCGAATCTCAATCAACAGCACGCATTCGAGAACTGTTGGCTGTGCCGCCCCGTTAGTAAGTGTCCAGGTGCGGTTGGTGTCCATCGACAACCAGCTGCCAAGTGCGGTCCCGGCGGGGATCGTGCCCGACACGAGCGTGGCGCGCATCTGGAACAGCGCCGCAGACGACGCTTCCACTGGCGAGATCGTCAGCCATTGCCCGGAGATGACCGTGGTGACGGGACTGCTGATACCGTTGTTCTCGGTCTTGTACGCGCGGCCGTTGTTCTGCAGCCCGAAGGTCGCAGTAGCGGTAAAGCCCGCCTCGACCCCGGAACTCACCGTACGGCTGGTCAGGCTCACCAGCGGCAGGAATTCACCATCTCCACCCAGATCCGCAGCCCCAGTGACCGGGTCTTGAATCTCCCCTGGGCCCGGCAATAGCGCGTTATCTGCGGAGTGGATACGCGGATCGTCGATCTCCGCGGTGATGCTGTACAGCTGCGCACCGTCATCGGTCGTGCCGCCGTCAGAGATGCTGCTGATCTTCACCAGCTCATCGCTGCTGCCTTGCACGCCGAACAGGAACCGCGGCCGCTCGCGATTGCCGTCGTCGAGCACCAGCGTGAAGTCCGGCAGCGCCGGCAACGTCACGTCAAACGGTGTGGGCCCGGGCCCGACCGCAACAGGCGTGGTCAGCGTCCCGTCGTCACGCATGAGCGTGAGGTAGTTCGACGTCGTGAAGACCGGCGGCTCGCTCAGCGTCATCACGCGCGTGCCGCTGTCCCAGGCCACCACGTCGCCGGTCTGCCCATAGCCGTAGATCTCCGGCATCCAGCGCACAGGTGCCATGTAGGCCGGCAGGATGCCTTGCATCTCCGTCACGCACGACATCGTGCGTCGACGGTAGAGCATGCGCGCAGCCTCGTAGCGCCCCTCCCGCTCTGCGTGCTTCGACCCAGTGATCCCCTCCAGCTTCATATGCACCGGCTTGACCATCGTGCTGACCCCTGGGCAAGGGCACTCGATGGGCAGCCAGGTCCAGCTGCGGTTGTTAAAGTATTGGACGATCACACCGTCCGGCGTCTCGGTCTTCTGCAGCACCTCGTCGACAGACATCGAGCCGGGCTGCGTGTTGCGCGCGGTGAAGGCGGTCACACCGACCGTGGCCAGCTCATCCCGCGCGATGCTCAGGATGCCGTAGCGGCGGAACACGCGCGCTCGACCTGCGCGTGCGATCAGCTGCATCGCATCCCACGCATCCATCGTCACGTCGAAGTTGTAGTCGAAGCGGTCCTGCCGCGCATCCCATGTCAGGCTGTAGTCGTAGAAGGACTGCAGGTCGATGCGGCTGTCCGCCATTCCCAGCCCCCAGACCGAGCTGGTGGCAAGCTCGAGGATCCACCAGGCAGGGTTGCGCGTGTGCGTCGCCGCTTGCCACACCAGGCTGGAGTTGAGCGTGCGGCACTTCGCTTGGAGGATCAGGGCCAAGCTGCGCTGGCTGAGTTGGCTCAACTGCTCGCTGGCGCGCATCACGATCTCGTAGTGCGCGACGTTGGGATTGAGCGTTGGCGACGTCTCCAGGTAGGCACGCAGACCCGCCCACTGGATCTCATCAAAGTCGCGCCCACTCGGGCTATCCGAATTCGTGCGGACCACGCGCACCTCGACACGCATCGCACTGGGCAAGGTGTACTTCACGGTCCAGCGCTGAGGCTTAAGCGTGTTGTTGGCGCGTGACTCGTTGCCGAGCACCGACCACAGGGCAAGGCCCGCACCGAAGTCGTCGATCGGCCGGTAGTCCACCCGCCACGTGGCCTCGCGCGTCGTCAGCGAGCCGTCGTCGTTCTGGCCGCCCAGCCCATGCGGCGCGATGATGTCGATGCCGATGGCCGTGGCTTTCAGCCCTGGGCCGCATGCCGAGAAGGGGCCGACGACCTGCGCGTCCTGCATGTCCTGCCCGGTCACCTCCGGCGCGGTGATGACGTTCACCAGCGCCTGCGAGGGCTGCACGCCAGGTGCCAGGTACTGGCTGACCAGCACGTCGTCGAAGTGGGTGATGATGGTGTCATCGATCAGCGCGCGCTCGACGTCGTAGTCCCCGACACCGACCACCAGCACCGCGTAGTAATACTGGTCCGACTCGTCGTCGTACTCGAGATACGGCTGGCCGGCAAAGGGCGGCAGCACGCGGATGCGGCCGCAGGCGCGCGGGATGGGCGCATCAGGCTGCGCCTGATTTCCGCTCAGCGAGACCGAGTAGGTCGGCGACGGCTGGTCAGGCGTCGTCGGCGGCTTGATCGGCAGGAAGACGTTGGCGGCCACGCTCGCCGAGATCGCCCACAGCGGGTTGCCGGTGTAGATCGACAGGATCGCGCCGGCGATCTGCAGCAAGCCGCGCAGAGCCTCCCGGTCCTGCGGATACTCGACGAACTCGACGACATCGCCAGGCCGCACGCGGTACAGCGCCCAGTCCTCACGATGCACGTAGTCCGGGCCGCCGTTGACGCGGCACACCAGCAGGCCCTGCGTGGCAGGGGCAAGCTCGGCCAGCGTCGCGCCGATGTGCACGGGCCGCATGTCCTGCGCACGCAGGCCGGCCAGCGGGTTCCGGCACACACCCACTACGGGAAGAAAACTCACAGTCGCCTCCAGATCTCGAGGTCGCCATACCCCTCGGCGAGCACCTCGGCAATGGTCTGCCGCATCACGCAGCCCACCGGGCCACGAGCAGACTCGTAGCCATTCGCATGCAGCACGTACAGCTTGCCCTGCACGTCGATCATCACGCCCACATGCCGGCCACTGCGCCCGCGCATGAGCACAATGTCATCGGCCTGCGCCGGCTCCTGCACGCAGCGCCAGCCGTGGTGCTTGACGATCTGCTGCATGGCGCGCACGTTGGTGTCGGTGCCGACGTACACCTCCGGCAGGTCCAGCCCATAGCGCAGGAGAAAGACATCCCGCACCAGCCCCCAGCAGTTGAAGGCGTGCGGCCCCATCGCGCCGCTGCGCCATGGCTTGCCGATGTAGTCGTAGGCCCAGTGTTTCATCGCGCGTACAGCCCCGGGTATTCGGTCACCTTGAACGTCAGCTTGGGGATCGCGATGTTCACCGGATCACCGAAGCTGGCACGCAGCACGACGTGCGTGTCAGCCACACGCACGCGGTCGAGCTCGAGCTTCATCGTCGGCAGCCTGGCCGGGCCCGTCAGGTCGTTGCTCGCATAGAGCCGCTCGATCAGCGTCCAAGGCTCGAGCGAATCGCGCGCCACCTTCAGTGCCTCGCTGACCAGGCCGCTGACGTTGCTGATCGTCAGCGACACCTCAGGGGTGGCGGCGACGTCTGACTCCTCCGGCGGTGTCGGCTCGACTGAGGCCGCGAGGAACGTCACGTACGTGCTCGGGTTGATCGGCGCCGTGGCTTCGAGCTGCGCGGTGATCGACTCGTGGTTGCGCACGAAGCGCACCGGCGCGCTGAGCGTGGGGTGGTAGAGCTCGAAGGCCGACAGCACCGCGTAGGTGACCGGTGCGTACGTGGCCGACTGGGCAAGCGCTTCGCTGAGCTGAATGCCCCGGTACTTGGGAAGGTAGGTAGGCATCGATCACCCCGAAAGCGCGCCGGCGCCACGCAGCGTGACGACAGCGTTGACACGCCACACGGCGTCACCGTCTTGCTCGTTGCCCACCTGCTGCCACACCGGCGTGCCGACGAACTGCCGCACGTGGCTGCCCCCGCTGGGCGCCGTCCAGGACGCTGTGAACCAGGCCGCGCCGTAGCTCAGGTCGTTCTGCCACCAGGCCTGGAAGATGGCCGCCTGGGCCGCGGTGAGCATCCAGGTCACGCGCTGCATCGCCTGGCGATCGCGCTGCGCCAGGCGGGACTCGCGCGGCCCCAGGCCGGGAGAGAAGCGCCGGCGCTCCTCGGCGGTGACCGGCGCCACTTCCGGATTGGGCAAGGTGCTGGGATAGCTCACAGCTTCACTCCCGTGACGGTGGATGTGCCGGCGGCCGAGCCGCGCGCCGCCCAGCGGCCCACGCCGCCGACCGTGCTCGTGCCCGCAGCCTGGCCGCGGTTGGCGAAGGTGCCGGTCGCGGCCGTCGTCGACGTGCCGTAGGACAGGCCCACGTTGTCACTGCGGGCCTGGGCCGTGGACGTGCCGGCCGCCGCGCCCGTGCCCGGCCGGATCGGCACAGCCACGGCCGTGGATGTGCCGGCGGCGCTGCCGGCGCGCGCCACGTTGGGCGGGCTGCGGCCATTCCCTGTGCCCACGCCGGCGGCCGTGCCCACTGCCGTCACGGTGCTGGGCGCCGGCGGCAGCAGCGCCACGGTGATGCCCAGGGACAGCTTCTTGTCGACCTGCGGAGAGGCGCTGCCCAGCAGCGCCGCGGTGACGCCCAGGCGCAGCGTCGAGGGCACCGGCGCGACCGTGGTGCCCGTGCCGGTCAGCCGCAGCCGGCCGCTGACGCGCCAGTCGGCGATCTGGCCGGGATTGGCCTCGTAGGGCTCCTCCCACTCGGCCGTCCACCACAGCAGCCCCGCGCCCTGGTTGGCCACCTGGGCGGCGAACTGCCGCTTGCCGGCCTCGAGGATGTCCTCGTACCAGTCGTCGACGGCGGCCATCTGCGATTCCGTCAAGTCCCAGTCCACGCGCACGATCCGCGGTGCCGTCGTGAATAGCCGTCGCGTGCGGCTGTGGCCAGCCGCGAATCCCACCGTGGCGAACACCGGAACAAGCTCGATCTCGTGCGGCGCCGAAAGAAACGGCGGCAAGCCGGCGGGCACGGTGAGCTCAGGCAATGCCATAGCCAACCTCCGGATCAATCTCGAATTGCAGACGCCACACGCGGTTCAACCCAAGCCGGCGAATGCGGCCTAGCGCAGGGCCGATCGGATACTCGACGGTGTAGCGGTCCTTCTGCTGACGCACATACAGCATGCCGTCGCGGATGTACGCGAAGATCACATCGCTGAAGGCGTTGTTGTATGTGCGCTTGTCATCCATGTGCAGCTTGAAGCTGGTAACTCCGACGTAGGTGTCCGTCTGGAACTGCGCAGTCAGCGAGTTGAACCAGTAGAACTTCGTCACGCCCTCGGTCATGTACGCCACCGCTGGCTGGATGTTGGTGTCGAAAGCGAGTGACACCGCGGTGATGCCGGGCGCGGTAGCGATGACCGTCACCGGCGAGCCGCTGACTGGCGACACCTTGACAGTCGAGTCCTCCACGTAGCACTTCCACAGCTGGTAGTCGCGCCCCAGACTCGCGTCGTTCAACGCAACGCCACCGCGCTCGTAGCTGATCATCAGCTCCGTGTCGGTATCTTCCGGTGCCAGAAACTCCGACACCAGCGCCGTATCCGATGCGACTCCCTGCGGCATCACCATGATCAGTGCCGTGCCCAGGCTTGCCGCAACGTCAGCGTCAGCACATTGGTCGACGTCTTCGGGATGTTGGGCGAGAACTCGATCTGATTGCGACTGAACGAACCATTGACGATGATCGCAATGGACTTGATCCCACCGGCCAAATTGCCTTGTGAAATCGAAGCGGTGATCGTGTAGTCCCGATAGAAGGTGCCATTCACATATGACAGCATCGACCCTACGGACATCGAAGCAGCCGAGCCGGAAGGCCCGCCCGCCGTAATGGCCCCCAGTGCCCCCGTATACGCAGTCGCCTGCGACGGGTTGCCCATGTATTGCCCAGAGGTGTGCAGACCGATCGCGATTGTCGTAGCAATGCTGAACCAACGCGCCGTGTAGTTGTACGTCGTCCCGCTGATGTCCACCGTCCCTGTGGAATCAGTCAGCTGCGGGTATGCGGTTAGCCGGTAGGTGACTTGAAGGATCTCACTCGAAAGGACCGTAATGGTAGTGGGCGAGCCACCGCCATCCAGGATGCGCGAGCGCGAGAACAGGGTCGAGGCTGAAGATGCCGTCCACCCAAGACCCAGCTCCGCCATGTTCCCCACGACTGCACCCAGCGCGAATTCATAGGTCGACGTGGTCTGTGTCTCGTAGTTCGGTGAACCCGCATTGGTCGTCGATTGGCCGATGACATTATTTGTCGAAGCAGACTGTGAAACAAGCGCGGTATCGGTGAACGCTGGGGCGGTGGTACCGGTACCGATTCGACAAAAATTGCCTACCGCACCGACTTGCTGCCCGATGCGATCCATCCCAAGATTGGTGATGAGGTTCGGAATCCAATCCGACTCATAACGAACCGACCGATCTGCACGCAAGATGCGCAGCTTGTAGTCGCCCTTCAAGCCAACTTTGATGCCTACCTTGATGGCGGTCATACGAGAGTGCCTCCAACTGGAACTGACGGAGCAATGTTGATTTCTTCAGGCGAGTGACTGTAGGTGACCAATGTCTCCACCAGCGTGCCGGACAGCGGAGTCGACACCAGAACGTCGAGCAGCTCCGGTGCGTTGTGGTTGTACGTGACCAGCACCTCCACCAGCGTGCCGGACTGCGGAGTCGACACCAGAACGTCGAGCAGCTCCGGCGTGACGTGGTTGTAGCTTTGCAGCGTGCTGACCAGCGTCCCAGACAGCGGGATCGACGGCGGCACATCCAGCTCTTCGATCGGCCACTGGATCAGGTACCCACCTACCGGTACCGATACGATCATCTCCAGCAGCTCGATCGGATCGAGCGGGTACAGCCGGCTGGTGTAATAAATCCGCTCCAGCGGCTGCAGCCGCACCTCGCACGTCACACTGACGCGCCAGGCGCCATTGCCCAAGTGCGCCCAGTGCGGTGTGGCGATCATCTTGCGCTGCGCGAACTTCCAGCCCTGCGGCAAGGGCCACACCGCGATGAACCACTTCGTGCCGTAGTTGAGATCGTTCGCCCACCAGGCCGCGAAGATCGCCGCCTCTTCCGCGGCGAACATCCACGTCAAGTCCTGCAGGTACAGCCGCGCACGGTGCCCTGCACGGGTTTCGCGCACGCCCCTCGTCGGCCCAACCACGCGCCGCTCGTCCGCGCGCAGCGGCCCCAGCTCCGGTCCACGCAGGATCGGAGGGTAGACGTGGTGGTTGCCGGCGGCCATTCACTCAGTTGCGCCGCGGCAAGCGGCCCGTCATGTTGACGCCCTGCGACTTGATCGCTTGCGCAGTCGAGCCACCCGTCACGATCTGCCGATTCACCTCGGCCACCACCGCGCGCACCATCAGCTTCATCTCGCGCTCGCCGTTGGGTTTGCGGGTCTCCGTCTGCGTGATCTGCGCGCCGTGGTTCTCGATGACGATCGAAACGTTGCTGCCACTGCCGGCGCCCTGAGCCACGACGCCCAGCGAGCCGTCGGGCCCGCGGCGCAGCGGCATGACAGCCTCCGGCCCAGCCTCGCCCAGCTCGCCCAGGGCCATGCCACCACCCTTCGCGAACTGGAAGATCGTGGGTCGATGGAACACGTCGCCCTTGGCGTACTGCTGCACGCCGCCCTTGAACGCACCGCCGTCAGCGAGAAACAGGCCCAGGTCCTCCATGCCGAAACCGAGACCGGTGCCGAAGCCGCCGCCAGCGAAGTTCCCCAGCCCGAGGCCACTGCCGTTGAAGAGGCTGCCAATCGAGCTGAAGAGCCCACTGATCGAGCCGCCCGAATTCAGCAGCTGCGCGATCCAGCTGCCCAGCGCGCTGACCGCATCCATCGCGCCACTGCCAAGCTGACGCAGACCGTCGACCGCCGGGTTGGCCGCGTTGCGCACATCGTCGAACATGCGCTTCGCATTGGTGGCGAGATTGCTGAAGGGGTTGTCCTGCGGCTGACCACGGTCGTTGCGCGCGAAGTCGCCGGTGGACGTCTCCTTGCGCTGGCCATAGGCAAAGCCCGCTGCCATCTTGCCGAAGTCGCGGAAGTACGGCGCAAGCTGCTGCTGGTAGACCTGCTTGGCCAGCTCATCGCGAATGAAGTTCAACAGGTCGCGGCCGCTCAGCTTGCCGGTCTGCACGAACTTCATCCACATGTCCTGGCCCTTCTGCACGACGCCAGTGATCATGTCGTCGTAGGCCTTCTGCATCGACCGCATCGTGTTCGCCCACTCTTCGGCGTCACGCTTCCACTGCGGGGCCACACTGCGCGTGGCGATCTGCGCGGCGCGCGCAGACTGCACATCGCGCTGCTCCTGGATGCGCCGCAGATCTTCCTCAAGCTCGGCCACGCGGGCGCGCAGCTTCGGCACGATCGGGTCGTTCTCCGCTGCCTTGTCGATGTCGCGCGTGAGGTCGCTGATGGCAAGCTGGGCCTTCTGGATCAGGCCGACGTACTTCTCGGCCTCGGCGTTGCGCGCGGTCAGCGCCGCCTGCTCTTCCGGCAGCAGGCGGTCGTACGCGAGCTTGGCGTCCATCTGCCGCTCCTGCAGGTCGACGCCTTGCCGCAGCTTCTCGAGCTCTGAATCGAGCGAACGGTCCGCACGGTTGGCCGCGCCTTGCTCCTTCAGGTCGGCGATCTTCTTGCGCTGCACCAGCTCCAGGTCGAGCCGCTTGAGCATCTCGTCGATGGCCACTGCCTCGGCATTGCCCTTGCTGACCTTGCCCTCCTTGGCCATCTGCCCGCGCAGCGTTTCGAACCTCGTCTTGTAGTCCTGCAGCAGCGCCAGCTCGGCGTCGTACTGCCGCTGGGCCAGATCCTGCGAGCGCAGCGCATAGCCAGCCTCGGAGATCAGCTTGCCCTCGTGCGACTTGTCGAGCAGCTTCTGCTCGAAGGCGTACATCTCCTTCAGCGTCTTCTCGCGCTCGGCGTACTCACTCTTCAGGTTGCTGGCCAGGCTGCCGGCAGCCTCAGGCTTGACCGGGCGCACGTTCTCACCGGTGGGCTTGGGCGCATTGGCCTGCGCATCGGCCGCAGCCGACACGCGCCCGCTCAGATCACGCAGCTCATCCAGGCGCGCAGTGATCTGCTGCTTGAGCTGCAGCGACTCGCTGTACGACTTCTTCGCCGCCTCGAGGTCCGCACGTGCGGCCGCAACGTAGGGGTTCTCGACGCTGGTGTTGCGCTTGTCGCCGGCCATCCGACGATCGAGAAGCTCCTGCGCCTTCTTCACGCGCTCCGCCTGCGCAGCCAAGTCGGTCTCGATCCCCTCCAGCGCCTGCCGGCCGGAATCCTGGATCGCCTTCTGGTCGCTTGCGTCCTTCTGCCCCGTCAGGGCCAGCCAGTTGTCGCGCGTACGCTTGACCTGGTCCTGCAGGTTCGCCAGCAGCGCCTTGTTCGCCGCCAGTGCATCAGCTTGAGCGTTGTTCTTCTTGCCGGAAGCCGCAGCCCAGTAGAGATCCCACGCAAGAATGCCGCCGGCGATGATGCCCCCCACCACCGGAATGAACCGGGCAAGCCGGCCCATACCGGTCAGCGCCGCGGTGGCGCCCGCCGCGGCGCTGGCTTCCGTCGCCACCGTGTCGGCAGTCTTCGCCGCCGTCAGGCCGCGGTAGGCCACCGTCAGCGAAGCGATGCCTGCAGCTGCGGCGGTGAAGACGTTGCTGGTCAGCATCGCCGCCTTCCAGGCCAGGTAGGCGATCGCGAGATTCTTGATCGTGTCCAGGTGCGTGACGAGATACACGCCCAGGTTGCCCACCGCCACCGCCAGGTTCTGCACGTTGGCCTGGAACTGCGGCGAGCCGAAGGTCTCGCGCAGGCGCGTGGAGATCGACAGGATCGCCGGCTCGAGACCTTGGAAGGCCGAGGCAAGCGAGGCCTGGAACGAGCTGGCCACCGAGGCCATCTGGTTCTTCGCGGTCAAGCCCAGGCGCGCCGCGGCAAGCGCTTGGTAGCCGAACGACTCGTCGATCTGCTTGCGGATCGCCGCAAGCTGGCTGATGCCCTGCTGCCCTTGCTCCTTGGACATCGTGTTGTAGGCGTTGATCAGCGCCACCAGGTCCTTGCCGCCTCGGGTGTTCGACAGGTCCTGAATGAAGCGCGTCTGATCCGGGCCCTTCAAGCTGTTGTACTTGCCGGCCAGCTGCTCGATCAGCGGCAGCAGTTCCTTGATCTTGCCGCTCTGCGGATCGAGCGCATCGATCTTCCAGGCGATCATGTTCCGGCGCACGATGGACGTGCTGCCCGACAGCTCGGCGTACATGTTCTTCAGCGCCGTGCCGGCCGCCGTGCCGCGAATGCCCAGCTGGCTCAGCAGAGCAAGGTTGGTCGCAACGTCAACCAGCGACTGCCCGTACAGCACGTGCACCTCGGAGGCCGACTGCATCGACTGGGTCAGCGACTCGACGCTCGACAGCGACACCGCCGCAGCCTTGGCGATCACATCGCCCACGCGACCGAAGCCGTTGGCCGAGTAGCCGAAGGCTGTGGCGATCTGCACCATCGACTGCGCCGCACGATCGATCGTCGTCGTGCCGGCGATGGCGAAGTTCATCACGTCGTTGATCGCCGTCTTCTGCTCGGCCACCGACAAGCCGGCCAGTGTCAGCTGCTTGAACGCCTCGGCGATCTGCCGCGGACCGAACGGGCCGGTGCGCGCCATCTCGAGCAGCTGCTCGTTGAGCTGGCCCACCGACTGCGCCGTCTCCTCGCCCAGGATCTTGACGACCGCCAGCTCATGCGCCACGTCGGCGCCGACCTTCACCGTCTGCACGAAGGCGTTGGACAGCGCCGCGCCGGCCAGCAGCGGACCCAGGTTGCCCCAGGTCAGGAACATCGCGTTGAAGCCGCTGGCCAGGCCGCGCGCCGCGCTGTGGCCATCGCGCATCGCGTCGGCCATGCCCTTGAACTTGGGCGTGCCGTCGGCGGCCACCTGGTTCGCCCCCTGCCCAGCAGCCTTCAGCGCCTGCAGGCTGCTCGCCGCCGACGCCGCGCCGGCGGCCGTGGGGCCGAACGTCGCCTCGACGTCCTCCCGCGACCGGCCAGCATCGAGCTGCGCGCGGGCGCGCACCTGGGTGCGCAGCTGGCCGCCGGCGTCACGCGCCTGGTAGGCCGCCTCCGCCTTGCGGATCCGGTCGGCCGCCTGCTTCAGCGCGTCCGCCTCGCGCGCCGCCGCGGCAAGCTGCTCCTCGGCGATCTGCAGCGAGCCGCGCTGCATCTTGGCGATCCAGGCAAGCCGGGCGTCCTGCTCGCGCTGCGCGGCGCGCTCCATCGCCTCGGCGATCTTGAGCGAGCCGACCTGCAAGCGGGCCTGCCAGGCGAGCGCGCCGGAGGCGGCCTTGGTCGCCGCCTTGTCCTGCTCCTCGGCGATCTTGAGCGCGCCGGTCATCATCTTGGCGCGCCACGCCAGCGCCGCGGCCTGCTCGCGCGCATTGGCCGCTTCGATCGCCTCGGCGATCTTGAGCGAGCCGACCTGCAGCTTGGCCGCCACCCCAGGGCGGCCGACGCCGCCTTCGTGGCGGCCAGCTCCTGGCCCTCGGCGATCGCCGCCGAGCCGACCATCATCTTGGCCTTCCAGGCGAGCTTGGCGCGGCTCTCGCGCGCCTCCGCGGCCTCGATCGCCTCGGCGATCTTGAGCGAGCCGACCTGCAGCTTGGCCTGCCACCCCAGGGCGGCCGACGCCGCCTTCGTGGCGGCCAGCTCCTGGCCCTCG